TTACGAGGCTGGCGCGTCAAGCACGACGGCTTTGGGGTGGCACTGCGGGCACCGGAACGGAAGGCCCTGCTCGTTCTCCCGCTGACGGGTCCGCTCGTCACACTCCCCGCACCAGTGCGGCTTCGACGGCGCGGCGGTGCCCTTCGGCAGCGGCAGGCCCTCGATGCGTCTGACCACCACACCAGCTGGGTTGTGTGCGCTGTCGATCCCTCCCGTCAGCTGCCGCCGCAGCCGGTCCTCGGTCCACTCCCCGTCGGCGAGAAGCACGTCGAGCTTCGGGGCGAGCCGGGTGATAGCGCGCAGGTCGGGTCGGCACGTGACCGGCAGGTGCGTCAGCAGTCGAGTACCTGGGCTTGGTTGGGTTGGAGGTTCATCCAACCAACCAGCGTCTCTCCGCTGGGGGCTGTCAGCTTCGCGGATGACCGGTGGTTGGTTAGTGACCGGTTTACTACTGGTTAGTGGATCACTCTGATCCCTTGGTGAGATCACAGTGATCTGACTAGACGGATCAGAGTGATCTGACTGCGACCCCGCTGGCTGTCCAGACAGATCAGAGTGATCCGACTGATCCTGACCAGCAGATTCGTTGAACTCCAACTCGCCGACGAAGTCACTCGCCTCCTTCCGGTCCACCTGCGCCACTTCCAACTTGGCCAGGTTCAGCCGGTACAGGTTCGACGTGGAGTACCGACGCTTCTTCAACAGCCACCCTTCGTCCTCCAAGCGCTTGCGGGCACGCTTCACCGTCGGCTCCGAGTACCCGGTGTCGAATGCCAGCGTGTCGATGCCCGGATAGCAGTAGCCCTGGGCGTCGGAGTAGTTCGCGATGGCCAGCAGGACAGGCTTCTCCGGAGCCTTCATGGCGAGCCCACGCGCAAGGGCCTGCATCTGGAAGCTCACGTATCACCGCCTTGACCTGGCCCGACACGCTGGTGATCACTCGGTATGCGCAGGCCACAGATGTACTGGCACACTGAGCGCCCGGCAGGGTTTAGCAGCACAGTGGTACGGCGTGAACGGGGACGAGGATGTCGGAGTCGATCGGGGCACGGCCGCCCTACCTGCTCCTCGTAGACGACCTGCGTGCTCGTATCGACTCCGGCAAGCTGCCTCCTGGTGCACAGTTGCCGTCGACTGCAACGTTGATGGCCGAGTTCGAGGTATCCACACAGACCGTTCAACATGCCATCCGAGTGCTGAAGACCGAAGGCCTCGTCGAAGGACTCCGCGGCAAAGGCGTTTTCGTCAGAGAGCGCCAGGAGTTGGTCAGTCGGACGCCACCCACTGATGAGGGTGACCCTCACCAGGATGGCGTGCCGACGGTGGTTGACGTGTGGAAGGCGAAGCCGCCGAAGGACGTTGCTGCCGTGCTGGGACTGTCGGCCAGCGAGAAGGTGGCCATTCGCCAGACGCTGTTGGCGGCGGAGGGAAGTCGACAGCCTGCCGAGATCGTCACCTCCTACTACCCACTCGACGTGGCCGGCGGGACAGGGAGGGCTCGTGTTACTCCGCCAGACGATGGCTCGACTGCCGAGCTTCGTCGGCTGGGCTTCGCGCCGCATCACGTGACCGAGGTGGTGCAGGCGCGGATGCCGACACCGGCGGAAGCCCGGACGTTGTGGTTGTCGGCTGGCGTGGCGGTGTTCCGGGTCTTGCGTTCGGTCCATGCCGAGGACGGCCGCGTGCTGGAGGTCACGGACATCGTCTTGAGTGGCGACCGCTACCAGTTGCGCTACGAGCTGCCGATTCACGACTGAGTTCCGCCTGGTTCTGTTGCCGCCCCTGGACATCTGTCCGGGGGCTTCTTGCTGTCCCCGTTCGGCACATTGGCACCTTAGCAGCAAACTGCTATGGTTGGATCATGACACCCACGCCGGACACGACGGACACTCGACCCGGCGAGCCTCAGGTGCAGAAACGGAACAATCAGGTCCCCTCGGAGCCCGTCTACACCGTCGCCCAGATCGCCGCCGTCCTGGTCGTGAGCTCGAAGACGGTGCTTCGGATGATCGAGCGGGGCGAAATCGAGGCGTTCCGACTGTCCGACACCAGCCGCTCGTACCGGGTAACCAAGACGGCCTGGGATAAGTACGCCGTAGGCCGCGACATCAGGACCGCCGAGCCCGCTGTGGCAGCCGCCCAGGACCACGCGGCGGTGACGGCATGATCCGCAGGCGGTGGAAGTCCCCGATTACCTGGCGCAGGGTATGCGCGCTCTGCCTCACGGCGACCCCACCCATCTCGTTCAGGGCCGACGGCGCCCAATACGTCACCTGCGCGACCTGCGGATCACCGTTCGACCCTCCGTGCCCCCTCGGCGACGCGGCGATGGGGCACGCGATCGATGCCGCCATGGCCGCCCTGCCGCAGCTGCTGGGCCAGCGCCCCATGAACCCGACCGGAGATGTCCGGTGACCGCAGCCATCGCCCCACCCGCAACCAGCGAAGCGTGGGACGAGGCATGGCTGGACTGGGTCGCCGTCGAACGAGCCATCAACAGCAAACCGGTCGGGCGTCCCCTTTCGGACGCCGAAATGACCGAGGCGACACGGCGGATGTACCAGGCCGGTATCTCGCAGTACCTGGTCGCAGCCCAACGCCGCCAGTGGCGAACCGAACGCACCAACGCAGGACTGCCCAGCCCGGCACACCGACCAGGCAACCGCACCCGGCAGGCCAAGAAACGCACCGCGTAACCTCCGCCGCCGTCACTTGCAACCAGCCATATGAGGGAGATCGGGATGGACGAGCACACCAGGCACACGCCGGTGATGCCCTCCGAGATGCCAGAGCCGAACGGAGGCTGGCGCAACCGATGGGCGCGCCGGCGCGCTGAACGCGCCTTCGCCCGGAACTTGGACACTGACTCCCGCCAGCGCGCTGCCAGGCAGCACGCCGACGACCGCGCGGCTGGCCACGGCGAAGACCCGATGCCCTGGCCCTTGCGGATCCTCGCGGCGTTCGTTGCGATCGTCGTGCTCGCCGTGGCGACGGTGATCGCGGCGGTAGTCGTCGGTGCCGGAGTCGGCTTCTACGACACCCACCTCGCCGTCAAGGACATCTCCTTCGCGGCCCTAGGAATCGCAACACCCCTCAACCTGCCCACGTTCACACCCCTGGCCACTGAGGGCCTGGTGTGGTCAACCACTCTGCTCGCGATCGTCATGGTTCTGCTGAACCGGACCGCGACCTTGTGGACGCGCAGCATGTGGGCCTTCGCGTCCATCGCGGCGTTCGTGAATACCTGGTACGCGATCCTCGACGAGCACGACCTGTTCGGCGGTGTGCTTCGAGGCAGCCTGTCGCTGGCAGGCCCGTACCTGGTGCACCTGTTCGTGTTGTGGTGCCGGCACCTGCGCACGGGACGGACGTTGGCGCAGGCCCGGATCGACATGGAGATCCGCTGGCACACCATCGGGAAGATCGCGGTGGCCGTGCTGGTCATGGCGGCCCGGCACGGGCGTCATCCGGCGATCGCACTGCGAGCGTTCGGCTACTGGCTGGGCATCGACGGCTGGACCTATCGGGCCGCGTGGCGGGCCGCGTCTATCGGCTACCGGCGCCGCGTTCAGGAACGCCTCAATGGTGACGCCACGAAGACGGCCGAGCGCCACCCGGCCGCGGCCAAAGACACCACTCCGGCCGCCAGTAGCGACGCGGCCGAACAGGGCGGCCAGGCCCCCGTTGATGAGGACCACAGCCAGCATGTAACTGGCGGCGTACTCACGGCCGAACGACCGGCATTCGACCCGGCCGAACTCGCCGAGTTTCAGGCGGCCCTGGATGACCCGGGTTTCACATGGGAAAGGTTCGCTGACCAGCCAGGACAGGCGGCCGAACAGGGCGGCCGAGCGGCGGCCGACGACGGACGAACGACGCGGCCGAAGACGGCCGAGGATGCGGCCGGTCCCCGGCCGCAGGGTGGCCGGAACGCGGCCGGGCCGCCTACCGGCGACGGCCGTAAGACGACTGGACTACGTCTTCGGCCGCGTACACCCCGGCGGCCGAAGCAGCGACTGGCCGGCTCGTCGAAGGCGGCCGAGGTCGATGTCACCGATCTCCTCCCGGCCGCCCGCGAGGTAGCGGACGAACTGGGCGCCCGGCTGCGGCGCGACAGCCTGCTGAAGGGGCTTCGGGAGCGCGGAATGACGGTCGGCGGCCAGCGCAAGAAGGCGATCTACGACGCCGTGCGAGCCGAACGAGACAGCGAATCTACCGGCAAGTAACTGGGACGCGCACTCCACACATCGACCAGGCGGGAGACGTCCACATCATGGCCGGAACCCGGCGCGGACCAGAAGGCAGCGGACGCCAGACCCGCGCCGAGCTGCGCCCGCAGGAACGACTCGACCGCCTCACCGAGCGACTGGCCAACGCCCGCAACCAACGGGAACGAGTCGCCTGGGCCGCAGCGCACCTGCGCGCGGTGATGGCAGACCCGGCCGTGACCGACGAGCTGGACCGCCAAACCGGGGACCAGGCAGTCGGCTTCCTGCTGAAGCTCGCCGACCAACTCCACGACGCCGCCACCAGCTCACGGAGACAGACGTGACCCGACCCGAGGTAACAGACCGTGAACCCACACCCACACCCCACACTGCGGGTTCGGATCCGGAAGGGACCCCCGGGTGGGGGTCAGCGCGCACACGTGCACGAGTGCGCGCGAGGGTAGCGCAGATCCCCCCGGTCCCGGAACTGCTGCGGGTGTGGTTTGTCGGTGACGCTCCGTTGCCGTTCGGGGAGACCTGGCCCCGGCTCCGCAAGCGCGTCGACTACGCCCTGACCGGCACCTGGACCGCGCCGCCGCCGCTCAAGAAGAACGGCAAGCCCACGATCCCGCCACTTCGGCTGGCATACCTGCTGCTGTACACGCTCCCGATCGCCTGCCCCATCGCGATCGCCCTCGACCTCGCCGACTGGGCCACCCACCCCGCCGGGCGCCTCGCCGTCACCGCCGTCGTGCTGTGGCTGCTCCACATCATCTGAACGGAGAGAAGGGACGATGAGCCAGCTTTGGGACCAGCTTTGGACGACCGTCGGCGGGGGATGCGCCTTCATCGCAGTCGCCCTGTTCCTCAAGTGGAAGAAGCCCACCTGGATCTGGCTACGGGCCGCGGTGATGCTCTGCGGCGGCTGGGTCGCCGTCGGCCTCGTCGCGATGGTCCTCAAAACGGCTGTCGCGAACAAGGACAACGACGGCTGGGTGCAACAGGGACTTCGGTGGCTGGGCGACCAGGCCTTCGGGATCCCCAAGGTCGGCAACATCGCCAAGGCCCTGCTCGACGGGCTCGCCACCGGCCTGCCGTGGATCGTGGCGCTGCTCCTGGTCGTCTGGCTGATCCACGACATGTTTCCGCGCCTGTGGGCACTGCGCGGTGGACGCGGGGGAGGCGCGTGGGGGGCGCGCGGCGAGACGGCGGCCGGTGGCGGCTACGGCAGGCCCGCCACCACCGTCGCGAGCAGGTCAACGGTCCATGAGGCCGAGCCGCACACCATGTGGGTCGCCCTGATCGTGCCCGCCGCCGTTGTCCTCGTGCCGCCGCTGGCGGCCGCCTTGAAGATCGGAGCCTGACATGGAGTTGGCCCTGCTCGTCGCGTGGCTGGTGATCCACGCCGCATATCGGGGAGGTGTGGGCACCTACTGCGCGGTCAAAAAGATCGAGCCGCCGTGGGTGAAGAACAAGACCGAACGCCTGGTCAATCGCGAGATCCGCCAGGGCCGCCGCTACGAGGCACTGCGGTCGAAGCGGACCCTGCGCGGCTTCTTCGGCCGCCTGTGGGGCGACCTGTGGGAAGACGCGAACCGTGCCCAGGACGAGCGCCGTGCCTGGCGCCTCAACGGCGCACCCCGCCGGTCGTGGCGTGACCGCGCCAACCAGTGGCGGGATGCGACTCAGCCTGGGATGCGGACACGGCTGGCCGGCGTGTGGTTGCAGGAGTGGTGGCAGCGTGCCCGCCAGTGGGGCGAGCGGTTGATGTCCGCCTCCCTCCCTCACCGCAAGGACACCGACGGCGAGGAGCTGCCGGAGGCGCCCGATCTGGAACCGGTCGCCGCGCCTGAGGTACCTGAGCCGCAGCAGGAGCCGACACCGCAGGACAACCCGCCACCACCACCGCCACCACCAGCCGCCGAACCCGAACCTGCGCCGCAGCCTCCGCCGGCCGTTGTCGAGCCTTCCCCGACCGGGCGCCCGCAACTCCGCGCCGTCCCGAACCCCCCAACCCAGCCGGTGACCCCACCAGCTGGAACCGACACGCAAGGAGAACAACCAGACATGACCGCCCCCGCAGAGATCACCAACGTCCAGCGCGTACGCCAGTTCGCCGAGCAGGTCGAGAAGCACGGCAACGAGGACTGGCCCGCGAAGCTGGACACCGCCGAGCAGCAGATCACCGCGATCGGCCTGAACAACGACCCGGCTGTCACGGCCGCGCTCGGCGAGATTCGGGAGGCAGTGGCGAGGGTCGCCGCCGGCGGAGTCGCACTCGCGGCTGCCCTGCCGAGGCACGAGGACGCCGCAGAGCGCATCACCGGCCTCGGTGACGCCGCCGCCACCAACATCACCGCCTACCAGAACCAGTAACCCGTTTCGACCGATCCCGTGCGCGCCAGACCGACCATGTCTGGCGCGTGCGGAACCAGCCGGAACCCACAGACGAGAGGGCGGTGCGATGGACATCGGTGAACCACAACCAGGAACAGCACTGCTGGGCGGCCCGGAGCCGTTCACCGTCGACAGTGACACCACACCCACCAGGCCGTGGCGGACCACGTTGCGCCGCCAGTTCATGCCGCTCCCGGTGGCTGGTTTGCTGTGGTGCGCGGCCACCGTCGCGCACGCGGCACCGGAAACCTGGCCGGTCGCCGCACCGTCGGCGGTCGCCGTCTACTTCGTCGCCGCCGTGGCCTTCTGGACCAGCTGGGCTGCTGAGCATCCGGAGACCCGCGCCCAGCGGCGCCGCTGGGCCACCACCGTCATCATCGCTGGCGGGGCATGGCTGCTGTGGGCCGCGACATTCGGCCCCACCGAGGTCGCGACGCTGCTGCTCGCCGGTGGGGGTGCGGCGCTGATGCTGCCGTACTGGACTCGCAACAGCCCCTGGCAACCCCACCTCGATCACGACGACGAGGAAGCCCTCGAGGAGTTGCCTGAGGCGCCGACGCTGGAGCCAGTCGAGGTCCTCGACTCCCGAACCTCGACCCAGATGTTCTGGGACACCGTCGTTGCCGTGACCGTGTCCGCACTCCGCGGCACCTACCTGTGCGACCCGCAGGTCACCGACGAGTTCGAGCAGTACACCATCCAACTCGCGGGCGGAACCCAAACCACCGCCGGCGCGATGGGCGCGGCGACGAACGTCGCCTCAGCGTTCGGTCGCGGCCTGGACACCGTGTCGGTCCTCCCTCACCCCAGCGGCGCCCAGGACAAGGCGTTGCTGCGGCTACCCATCGCGAACCCGCTACAGACCACGTTCTGGTACCCGGGCCCCGAGCAGGCCATCGACCTGCGCGACGGCAACATCCGGGTCCTCATCGGCTACCGCGGTGACGGCACCCCCGTGTGGTGGACGTTCTACCTCGCCGACTTCGGCGGTCTCGGTGGCGCTGTGTTCGGCGACACCGGATCCGGTAAGAGCGAACTGCTCCGCAGCCTCATCACGTCCGCCGCCTACAGCAACCTGATCACCCCGATCGTCGCGTGCCCGCAGGGCGGCGCCAGCTATCCGATGTGGATGAACAACGGGCACTGGCCCGCGGCGAACATCGACGAGATCCTCCGGCAGGGCCGCGCCCTGTTGAAGGCGCACGCCTCCCGCTCCGTGCTCAACAAGCTGATGAACCGCGACATCCACATCCCCACCCCGCAAGCACCCGGCCTGATCTGGGTTGTCGACGAGTTCCACAAGATGAAGGGCAACACCGAGTTCTACGACATCGCCGACACCCTCGAACGCGAAGGCCGCAAGACGTTCATCCGCCTGCTGGCCGCAGACCAGGACCCCAGCGTCCCCGCCACCTTCGGGAACCGGTCGACACTGCGGTACTCGCTGCTGGCCGCCCAGGCGGTCACGCTGCGCCTGGGCGGCAACGTCGACTCCATGCTGCCGGGCATGCAGCTCGATCCCAGCAAGCTCGCCAAAACGTTCCCCGACGGCACACCCACCGCAGGCCTGGGCGTCCTGGTGGGAGAGTCCGAGGCGTTCCGGGTCGCTCGCCTGCGCGACGCCGCCGGGCTGGCCGCCAACGCGCCGACCGGCGCCATCGAGCCCGCAGTCGCGAACCGCATGGGCGAGGACTACACCCAGCGCCACGCCCGCAACCTCACCGACATCGCCGAAGCCGCCGCCGAGATGGAGCAGTGGGACCCCGAACTGGTCGCCGCCCTCGTCGCGGACAACCCGGAGCTGGCCGCCGCACTACCGCGGGTACGAGCGGAGCAGGCACGCCGTGCAGCCCAAGCCGCCACCCAGCCCGCCGGAACACCTGCCGCAACTGTGGTGCTGGATGTGCCGTCCATTCCCACGCTGCAGCTCATCCTCCCGTCGCCCACGGCACCGCCGCGTACGTGGACGTGCGTCGAGCGCGTCGACGACCTGCTCCGCCAAGGCATCACCCAGTTCGGCGAACTCATGGCCAGGGCCCGCAAGCCTGATGGCACGACCTACTCCGAGACCGCGATCCGCGGAGCACTGCGCGACCTGATCAACCAGGGACGTGCGCGCGACGGTGGCCACGGCCTCTTCGAGACCACAGCAGCCTGAGAGGGCACGACATGAGCACACTCATCCCGTCCGTGCCCGGCACCGGGCCCACAGCCAGGCGGCACGGCAGCCGTGCACGCGGCGCGGGCCGCACCTCGACACCAGCGGTTGTGGTCACGGCACTGGCTGTCGTCGGTGTGATCGGCTTCGTCGGCATCCACGCCGCCACCACAAACACTGTGGTCGCCGAACCCGCCGGCAGTGCGGTGGCAGACATTCCCGCTGACCATCTCGCCCTGTACCGGGCTGCGGGTTCGATCTGTCCCGGCGTGGACTGGGCTGTGCTTGCTGGGATCGGGAAGATCGAAACCAACCACGGCCGCTCCACCTTGCCCGGGGTCCACAGTGGGGCGAACTCCGCTGGCGCCGAGGGGGAAATGCAGTTCCTGCGCGGCACGTGGGACGCGGTCCGTGCACGGCACCCCGACATCGGACCCAACCCGTACGCGGCGAGCGACGCGATCCCCGCGGCCGCCCACTACCTGTGCGACTCCGGCGCCACCGCAAACCTGTACAGGGCGATCTTTCAGTACAACCACGCCGACTGGTACGTCCGCGAAGTCCTCGACCAGGCCGCCGCATACCGCGCCGCCGGATGACTTTTGAGGAGAATCCACATGATCAAGCAGGTCCTCGTGTCTACCGTCCTCGTCCTCGCGGTCGGCGGCACCGCAGGCGCATGCACAGCCGAATCGCTTTCTCCAACCGCGTCCACCCCAACGACGCGGCTGGCGACACTAACGATCCGGCCAGCCGCCCTCACATCGGTACCCGCTGATATCACCACCGCGTTCGCCATCGATGGTGACCCCGACCGGGATCGGCCGCTGGGCTCCCGATGCTCACTCCGGTCGCTAGTGATATCCGGACAAGGCACGCATGGCCATGGCGATACCGGTGGCCTTTGCGGCACAGCAACTTCCGGTGATTGGACCCCACTGCTGGGCGGCCCGGTCGCGCACGACCCGACCACGCTCGACATCGGCTACGTGATTCCCCTGGCCGAGGCGTGGCGCTCTGGTGCAAACCAGCCTGACTTCGATCGTGCCGCGTTCGCTACGGACCCCACGTGGGAACGGACTGTGATCACGCCCGGCTCGGACCAGGCGCGCGGCGACCATGCCCCGGATGCCTGGCAGCCTGCGGCATCAGCACAGTGCCACTACGTCGGGGCGTGGATCAACGCCAAGTGGGCCTGGCATCTGAGCATGACCCAGGCCGAACACGACGCGTTCGCTGCTGCCCTTGCCACCTGCCTGCCCACGCCCTGACCTCCAGGAGTCCGATCATGCGTAAGTTCGCGCTCGCCGTCATGGCCGTCATCGTGGTGCTCTACATCGTCGGCCACCTCCCGACGTCGGTGGCTGACCAGAAGTCGATCCAGCAGCAGGTGGCTACCTCGGGCACCACGCCGATCCCGGCCGCCGCGCTCGCCCCAATGGTGGTCAACGGGCCCTCATACCTTCGTGCCGGAGGCGTGCAGCGGTGGTCCGTGATCTGCATTCCTGCCGACACCGTGCCATTCGAGTTCGACGCCGCCGTGCACTGGCGGGAGGTCGAAGTGTCCGAGCAAGGCCCAGACGGACCGGACGGCTATTGGAAGTCGGGCCGCCCGTGCCCGACCGGCAACCTCCTCGCGGGCGGCTGACGTGTGCACCGGACGTACTCACGCGATGCAGGGCGCGATCGTCGGCCTGGTCGTGCCCGCGCTGTGCCCGACCTTGTTCGGCTACACGCCGAACCTGCCTGCCGTCCTGCTCGGCGCCGTGTTGGCCACGGGCGGCGCGTTGATCCCGGACTTGGACACTCTCAGCTCGACCGCCACCAGCTCGTTCGGCCCGGTCACCGACCTCGTGTCCAGGATGTTGAGGTGGCTGTCGCGCCTGGCGTTCCGGCTCACCGCGACCCGCACCGACCGTGCCCGCACCAAGGGCACCCACCGCGGCCTCACCCACACCCTCGTGTTCGCCATCGCGCTGGGCGCCGCGACCGCATGGCTGGCCGGCTACGGGCTGCCTGCGGTCCTGGCCATCGTGTTCATCGTCAGCTTCCTCGCCCTGCGTGGCCTGCCGCCGGTTGAGAAGAACCTGACTGACGTGGTCACGGCGGCCGCGATCACCGGCCTGACGTGGCTCACCGTCGACGTATCGGCACTGCCGGGCTGGTGGGTGGGCGCCGCGATCGGCGCAGGCGCCCTAACCCACACCCTCGGGGACGCGATCACCGACCAGGGCGTGCCACTGCTCGCACCGATCCCGCTGGGCAACCGAACCTGGCGTCCACTCGGGACACCCCGGTTCTTGCGGATCTCCACCGGTCACTGGGTCGAGCTGAAGCTGCTGCTGTGGCTCAACAGCGCGGCGTTGGCCGTGCTGCTGATCAACCTCACACCGGGCGGCCACGAGGACCTGGTCGCGATCCTCGGCCACCACCAGGCCGCGGCCTGAGCAACGTCCGCGCGTACTTCCCCGGCGCGCGGCAGGCGGAAACGCCAAAAGGCCCTCGTGCTCACCAGAACGGTGAGCACGAGGGCCTCATTGCTGTGTGGGTACTGCTCAGTCGCTTGGTGGCATGCCGTCGTCGTCAGCGCGCTGACTGTCCGTAGTGTCGGCGGTGAGCGCTTCGAGGTCGCGGGCGCATTCCTCCGTGATCTCATCGAGGCGCCGCCCGAACCTGCCGAGCGAGCGCAGCGTCCCGATCAACCGCTCGCGGTCTTCGTTGTCTGGTCCTATCGAGAACCGCATCGGCTGTCTCCTTGACTGCTCGGCGTCAACTCGTTGCGCCTCCAATGCGCATGACGGGCAGAGATGGGGTCCACCGCACGGAAACAGTGGCGGGGAAGGGACTGTGGGCTCGCCGTGACCTACCCAGTGGCCATGCGTCGTCCAGCTCATCGGGCAGCAGGTTCCTCAGCGGGTCGGTTTCAGAAGCGGCGGGGCGGTCGAGGTGGACGGCGTCACCGCGGGGCACGAGTAGGTCGGGGAACTGTCCGGCGATTTGGGGTCCCGCGTGCACTGATAGGTGCGCCCCAGCGTGTCCGTCCATGTCCATCCGGCGGGCGGCTGCCCAGCGGTACCCGGCAGTCCTTGCGGCCCAGTCGGTCCTGGTGGTCCTGCGGGGAGCGGACCGGCGTCCTCGGTGATGCTGTCGGTGTAGGTGACGATCAGGTGCCCGTTGTTGTTCGTGACGGACTGGACCCCGCGCCCGGCAGCGCCGGTCGCGCCGACGGCACCGTCTTTCCCGACGACCTGCCCGGCGTCCGCGGTCGACCCGTCCGAGTAGGACAGCACCAGGTGCCCGCTGGTCGCGTTCGCACCGGTGATCCCACGACCAGCTGGTCCGGTCACACCGGCCGCGCCTTGAACCTGCCCCTTGTCCTCCGTCGCACCGTCCGAGTACGTGACGAACAGATGGCCCGCACTGATCGACGTCCCGGTGATCCCGCGCCCCGCCGGACCAGTCGGCCCCGGTGAGCCTGTGGGCCCCGGCGGCGGCTCGACCTTCGGCGTGCCGCCCAACTGCTTCACCTGATCGGCAAGAGTCTGCGCGGCATCATGATTCACCTCGGCCGCCGCACGGTTCTTCTGATCACTCGCGGCAAGCGTGTCGACCTCCGCCTGCAACCCGTTCGCACGGAGCAGGAACAAGGCCGCCAGAGCAAGAAACGCCGCGACGGCGACCGCACCGAACACCGCCATCTTCACGTGCCCACGACGATCCCGAGCGCCCTTGGCGGCCGGTGTGGACGCTGCCTCCCGGATGTCATCGGTCACTCGCCCTCGACCTCCTTCCGGTGCCGCTTGGCATGCAGTTCACGCAGCTTCGCCAGCTCGTCGACAGTGATCTGCCCGTCCGCGACCGCGGTGAGCATCTCTTCCACCGCACGGTCAGCCGCATCAGTCGCGGCGTCCTTCCGTTCCCGCCTGGACGACCGCAGCCACGTGACGACCAAGGCGACCGAGGACGTGACTCCGGTGAACATGGTGCCGATCGCGCCGAGCAGAGTGGCCAGATCACCCACGTTCACCTCCCCGCTGCGTCACGGATGCCACGGCGAGCAGGCTTACTGCTTGAACGAGGATGGAGGCGTGGACCGGGATCCGATGCGCTGCATCGCCACCGTGGCACCGACTGGCTTCCAGAAACCCAGATGGCTGCCCACCCCGAAAAGGAACGTCCCGACGAACGTCAGGAGCGTCGCGCCAAGATCGAACGGGGTGTGGTTGGCCAACGAATCACCGAAGGTCATGACCGCGGTCGTCAAGGCTGACAGGGCGATCAGCACGACAGCTTTCACGCCCGCGCTGGTGTTGACCTGCGTGACCAGCCCGGTCAGGAGCGGGAGAACTACGCCGACCAGTAGCGAAATCACCTGAGCAGGATCGAAGTGCACCATGATGTTTGTCCTTTCAGGACAGGCCCTTCACGGCCAGCCAGGTTCTGACGGCAGTGGCCGCCTTCTTGTTGTCACCGGTGTGCCGCTCGCTCAGCCACGTCCGAACAGCTGTTGCCAGAGCCCGGTCGGCCGAGTCCACAGCTGGCGCAGGAGGCTCCGGTGTCGGGGAGGGGCTGGGAGTGCCGCCGGGAAACGGACGCCCGGTGAGGGCGGTGTAGTCCGCTGCGAGAGAGGACAGGTTCACCCCCTGCTGGAATCCGGTGGCGCCGAGGTGCTCGGGCCAGACCACGACGTAGGCCTCCTGGACCTGGTGCTGCCAGAAGGAATCCGTGAGCGCCACGACTTCGGCCCACGTCACGACGGACAGGTCACCGCCCGTCGCCGACGACGTGTACGCGCCAGTCAGCACGGCGTGGCCGCCCCACTGCGACGAGGACTGGTAGTCCCACAAGCCGTTGTTGGTCTGCGTCTGCTGTGCCACCTCGAGGTCGACACCGAGCAGCAGCGATCCGAAGATGGAGACCGCGGCCCGCACCTCGTCCAGGTTGGACACATCGACCGATGCGAACGCCAGAGCCTTCACGCCGCCGATTCCGCCGGAGACGACGGCTTGCAGCATGGTCTTCATGTCCACGCCGTTGTCGTCGACACCAGTGGCCGGGTCGAAGGTCGGGTTGCCGCTGCGCCGGTACAGGTCGAACACGTCGGCCTGCGACGGCGAATGCTCGGCGCCGCCCAGGTAGCGGGTGATCAGCTTCCGGCAGTTCGCGACCGACGTCGGCCCGCAGTCACCGAACTGGTCGTTCTCGTACAAGCCCCAGTCCACGACTTCCGAGAAGTGGTTAGCCGCAGCGGGATGTGCGGGCACGACGCCGGTGAGGTAGCGACCGAGCTGGAGAGTGCGACGGTTCGGGTCGTGCGGGCGCCGCCCGAGTCGACGGCCGGGCACGAGCTGCGTCTCGACGTGGGCGTCAGCAGGCATGCTGTGGGTCCTCTCGGTTCTCATGGTTCTCGGCGTACGTATCCCCGTCAGTCGTTGGGGTTCGGGTCGGTGCCGAGGCGCTCGGCGAGTTCGGCCGCGACAGCGTTCTTCAGCTGGGCGGCCAACTTGACGGCGACCTTGGTGGCCAGCGCGTCGAGGTCCACGTTCGGCGCCACCACCTGAGAGATCAGGCTCGAGATCTTGGTGTCCACCTCGGTGCGCACAGTCGCGACGTCGGCGTGCATGGCGGTGATCTGCGCGTCCGACCAGGCGGCCATGGCGAGCAGTGACGTGGTTCCGGTCTGGCCGGCTCCTTGCCGCTGGATCGGATAGTTGAGCAGTTGCAGGATCTCGTCGGGGGTCACTGGTCCTCCTTGGGGGGCGTCCACGCCTGGCCAGTAGTCAGCCACGACCGAGAGGTCGTAGCCGCCTGCGTCGGTGTGCTGGTGGGCCACGCTGCCGGGGTAGAGCACAGGGCCAGGCCCCGGATAGGCGGCGACCCAGTAGTGCGGCTCAGGGACACCCTGGGACTTGAACGCGTTGATGACGTAGGGCCACCACGCCTCGGAGCAGTACACGGTGGGGTCGACACCAGCGCGGCGCCGCATGAGCACCCAGGGGGGGCACTGATCTGGTGTGGCGTCGCCGGTCTCGCAGTCGAGCACATGCCCGTCGCTGGTGGACGGGAACACGGCGATGCGCACCTTCACGGTCCCGGTTCCCCAGCGAGCCCAATCTGCGGCTGACCACGCATACCGGCCGTCGACATACCCAGCGACCATCGCCGCAGTCGTCGGGATCGCACTCGGCGTCACCGAGTCGTACATGAGGCGCGTCATGAGATCAGCCCTCTGACGTAGATCTCGCCCTCGAAATCCGCCACCGACGCGACGTGCTTTCCGCCGTGCCCGCGGTGATGGAACACGCACAGCAGCTCAAGGTTCTCCGCCTGATCGAGCCACGCCCCGATGCCCTGCGCGGACACCCCGGGGTAATCGCGCTCCAGCAGCGCCAGGTCCACGCCATTCTGCAGCGCGAACTCGATGTGCTTGTGGTGGCACTCCAACGGCTTCGTCAGATCACACTCAGACTCGTCGCCACCGCGGTGCTCGACAGCGAAGTCACAGTGGTAGGTGCCGTCGACCTTGCGGCGTCGTTTGTATTCGTCGAAGTCATGTTTGTGCGGGTCGTGCTCGCGGGGCTCATGGGCAGGGAAGCGCACCGAATAGGAGTGCGTCATCTTCTGATCGTGGGCGGCGACTTCGTCAGTGGGACCTGCTGATTCGGCCATCGGTCGCTCCTCAGCGGATCGGCCGGGGACCGTCAACCGGCGCGGCGTCGGGCTCGGGCTGCTCGGGATCCAGCGACGGCACCATCGGCACCTGCGGGACCGGGGTCACGGTGGCGTGCTGCCAGTCCAACTCGCCCACACACATCCCGTATTCGTTGCGGTGCGGCCAATCGACCGTGAGGACCTGATAGTCATCGGCCCCGATCCTCACCTGCTGGCCTGGTTGCAGCGGGGCGTGATGGCAGCCCGCGAACAACTCGATGCCAGTTTCGTCCAGGACCCGCACCCGTGCCTCGGGTGTGCCTGTGACCGGCCGCAGGTGCCGGTCGAGGTAGAGCGGTGCTTTCGGTTCGGAATGGATAGTCAGCTCGGCGGAGTTGCGGTCGGCGGCGACGGTGACGGCGACGAGGACGTGCCAGAACGCTGGGTCCAGCCCAGGGCACTGCACGCGGGACTGCAACCACTCCCCGAACGACGTGGGGAGGAATCCGCCGCCGCCAGTGGGTTGGGCCGGGATCTCGGGATAGACGGTGAGGCGGCAAAGGAACATCGCGGGCGCCCTTTCATGAAACGTCGTGGGGCTAGTAAGGGGCGTCCCATCGGGCGCTGAGGTAGGTTCCCGGTACCGCGCTCAGCAGGTTCAATGCGCCACCAGAGCTTTGGTAGATGTACCCGTAGACGGTGGCCCCTGCCGCGAGATGCTTGTATGCCTGGACCTGGAACCAGATCGACCCGGACGCCGCCGAGTTCTGGAAATCGTTCTTGGCTACGGAGTTCACGCTCTCGGTGAGTCCGTTGACCATGATCCCGCAGTTGCGTTCGGACAGTGTGCCGCTGGCCCAACTGACCTGCATCAATATCGAGTACCAGCCCGACGTTTGGATTGTCAGCGACGCCGGGGACGACACAACCCACATGTTGTCGGTGTTGCTATTGGCAACGTTCCAGGAGATCACCTGGACCGAGTTGTTCGGCATGGACTGGTTCGCGTTGAGCGCGACCTCGATCAGCGGCTTCGTCGACACAGTACTGGCTGCTGTCTTGCCAGTCGTCAACTGACACAGGGTGTCAATGTTGGTCGAAAGGTTGTTCACGCCCCCCTGGTGCACCACCACGGAATCGGTGAACGTGGTGAGCGCGGACATTGACGGCACAGGGACCCCCTAATAGATCGGGACGGTTGTGACGCCCATGACGCTGTACGTCGAATCGCCCATTACCCACGCTGATGGCACGAACACGGGGGACAATTGCAGGTCTATTGTCCAGTACGGTGTCGACGAGTTGATGTTGATCGAGTGGTTGATCTGTTCCACGTAGTAGTTGCCGCTGATCGTGACTCCGTTGACGCGGCGAGTGACCGTCACCCGCTGCGAGATCTCCAGGGCCAGTACGACGGGCCACATCCCCGCGTTGCCCAACGGGTTCAAGGTGAGCTTCCGAATTCGGGCTTTCGGGGTGCCGTATCGTTGCAGGTAGAAGATTGCTGCCTGCCCAAGGTCGAAGTCGGTGTTGACCTGCAACTGCTGCGTCAGAATCCGCTGTCCGTACGCGGCCTGTGAGGTCGCGTTCATTTGCGGCGCGTACATCTGGTTTGCGGGTCGACCCAGGTTCGCCTGTGAGTACACGTAAGTTGGGTCGAGGTCGTACTCGAGGTTCTCGTACGGCAGTTCGCCGATCCCGTCGCCAAAGGTTGCGACGCTGGATTGTGTCGCGTACCTGCCGGATCGGTCTTCGAACACAATCACGCCAGTCCGGTCGGCATACACCAGCCCGTTCTCGGTGTTGCAGATTTCCTGCAGCACGTCCAGCATGCTGCGTGTGGTGTACCCGAAATCGGCCGCCAGCTGGATGTAGCCAGCCGCAACAGACTTGGGGCCACCCCAGTACTGGGTGAGCAGGCGCGCGACCCTAGTGCCCGACAGTTCCCCGATGTAACCGATACCTCGCTGGTAGTGCGCGGCCCGGGTGGTCGAGCCGATATCTCGGGTGTAGACCGCGACACGGGACGCCGACATCTGAGCCTGCGCTGAGCCGAGTCCCGTATAGCCGTTGAACTCGACGGTGTTGAACCCGATATTGTGGGCATTGGCGAAAGGTGACGAGATCGCGAGTTCGACGCCATCCAGGGTCAGGGTGACCCCCGGCGTCCCGCCGCCCAGGTCAGTGAGGGTGATTGCGTAGTAGTGCCAGGCGCCGTCGGCATAGCGATTGACCGCGGGGTTCACCTGGTCGAGGGTGTACAACTTGAGGGTAGCCGTATCCTGGTCGTACAAAGAGAAGGCGATCTGTTCGACGATGCCAATGTAGTTGGTGATCTCCAGGATGCTGCCCGCGGCCGGAGTCGTGGACGTCAGATCGAACGCCTGGGACAGTTGGAACAGACCCAGAGTTCCAGATATCGCTTTGAACCATCCCTCCACTGTGGTTCCGGTCGTAGACAGGCTCAGTGGGCTGCCGATCATCTCCAACACGGTCCGGTTATTGGGCACGCCTCCAGTTACCGGAACCGGGTTGCCGGGGTTCTTCTGCGTAAGTGATACCGCCGGCGTGCCGTCCTGGACACTGTCACCGGTCCACTGGATCGACCCGTTGGACGAGTTCGGCAGCTCATACGGCACGAACGACTCGGTTTTGATTCCCCCTAGCGCACCCTGCACCGATGAAGTTTTGTTGTTGAGCGGCAGGTAGAACCGCGGGCTGTCACCGGTGATCGTGAGGTCATAGCCCTGCGAGATCGCCGCCCTCGACAGCGGCGCCAGCGCGTCCACGCACTCCAGCGGCCGCACACCCCGAAATCCCTGGTCGGTCCACGTCTGCGGCCAGCGCTCGACGTAGCCGGTGTAGATCGGGTACAGCTTCGGCCCGCTGGTCGTGAACGCACTGGCCGCTACCCCGAACTCGAGCTGGGTCGCATCCACATAGAACGTCGGCGTCGCCGTCACGCTGCCGTAGACGGTGACGGCCTCAAGGGTGTCAACACAGTTCCACGTGATCGACAGCCGGGTCCATGTGTTCTGTGTGGACGCCGTGGCCGATGTGTGAATGACACCGCCGTCGTCGGCGACCTGCGCGGTGACCGAGCATCCACCGGTGGGATAGACGTAGACGGAGAACGTGTAGGTGATCGGCGGGGTCGTGGGGAACGTGTTGACCACGCCACGGGTGACGCCAGCGGAGGACTGGGTGACCAACAGGCTCTTGGTGCCCGAGAAATGCTGGGCGCTGGACACAACGCAGGTGGTGGTTCCACCTGCTGGCGCCCATAGGCCGGTGGTGGTCTCGAAACTCGGGTCGTAGCCGGTGTTGACACCGGAGTTGATGATGTTGCCGCTCCCGACCGCGGTCGGCCACATCACGGGAATCTGAACACACCGGTACGGCAGGATCGTCTGTGCGCCCGAGTTGAAGACGCTGCCGGTGTTGCTGGGGTTGAGCTGCTCCTGCGGGTCAAGAACCGTGACCTGCGCGGTCCCAGCCTCGCAGACCGCGAGTTCGTACTGGCGGCCACGTCCTGTGGCGACCTGTCCGATCCCCAACCCGCGGCGTTGCAAGCTCATCCGCGCCGCGCCGGGCAGGTTCGGCGGCCCCTGCGTGTTGTCGACCTGCACATCCACCAACGGCCACGACGAATTGGGCAAGATCGTGGCCATCAGAACTGCACCGCCGTCCCCTGCCCAAGACCGTTACCGACGTTCCGCCCTGCGTGCTGTAGAACGATGTCCTGGATGTAGCGGCGCAGATCCCCTTGGTGCACAAGGTTTCCCTGCACGGTGAGCTGGAACACGATCGGCTGCGCACCGCCGTTTCGACTGCCGGCCCCTCCGCCGCTGGCGAATGCCGGGTTGAGCGACATGCCTGTGCTCGAGGAGAGCGGGACAGCGCCGACCATGGACGACATGGCTGCGGCGACAGTGGCCTGCTGCGACATCAGCCCGGTCGCGACCATGCGGCCGACGGTCGCGCCGGCCAATTCCGGCGAACCCTTACCCGAGAGTGGGCCTTCCTTCGCAGGGCTGTGTGGCAGCCGGTTGCTCATCGCGCCGGCCAGGTTATTCGCGGCCAATTCGACGTTGAGGACCTGTGCGGAAATTCCGCGAGCGAAATTCGCGCCCACGCTGCTGCCTGAGGCAAAAGCGGAACCGACCACGCCCCACAGCGGACCCACACCGGTGTTGGCCAACTGGCCTGCGGTGGCGGATACCGTGGGGACGGAGTTCGCGATTCCTCCGGCGTAGTTGTTACCAACAGCGGCCCCGGCAGTGCCCGCCGCCGGGATCACGCCCCATAGGGGGCCTGTGCCCGAGTTTGCCAGTTTCCCGGCGCTGGACTGAACCTGCGGTAGCGTATTCGCGATGCCTGTCGCGTAACTATTTCCTGCCGCCGAGCCGGCCGTTCCGGCGGGAGGGGTCGCGCCATTCATTGTGGCGACCAATCGGCTCACAACCTCGTCTCCTGCCGCGTCCACGGCTTGACGACCGGTCAGGATTCCAGAACCGAACTTGTCCGCGATTGCGCGCCCGGCTGGCGTGGGGTCAAATAGCCGGAAACTATCGCCGACGTCGCCTGTTACCTTGGTTGCGGCATCCAGTGCGTCCCCGACGGCGTTCTTCATCCCTTCGGAGAAGTCCCGCGTGGTCTTCATTCCTGCGGTTGTCCAGTGCTGCTCTGAAAATACTTGCTGGATTGATTGCGTTAGTGCGGTTGCCGCGGCGGTCGTGCCGGAAATCCCAGATCGGATAGCGTCGCTCAGATGTTTCGTGTACGTGTCGCCGATCGAGGCTGCGAATTCTTTGTTGAAGTCGGCTGCGCTGGTCATGGTGCCGTTGAGAGAGTTGACCGCGTCGGCCCCGGCCTTCGAGGCATCCGTCATATTACTGCCGAGATTTTTGAACGCGTCCCCGAGTTCCCGGAAGCCCTGCTGCGCTTGGTCCGTGTTACCGGAGGTAATGCCATGCATGATGTCTTGAAGGGCATTGAATCCCATGCCCACGGACGTGACCGCGTTGATGATCAACTGAAGGGCGTTCGACACACCCTTAGCGAAAGCGTCCATCGTGTCCTTGTTGCTGACGATGGTGTTGATGCTATCGAGGAAGTCCTTCAGCTTCGGCAGGACGGCTGTGCCGATCTTGATGGCGAGCGATTCGAGGGTGCCCTTGAACTCCGAGAACTTCTGGTTGAAAGTGGACTGCACATCAGACCACCCCTTGACGCTGCCATCTGCCTCTGTGGCGGCACCGGCGACGGCCCTGATCGCCGTGTTCGTTGTGTCTGCGTTCTCGCCGGTCAGCATCAGCGCCGTGTTCAACGTGGTGGAGTCGCCGGTAGCCCGCTTGAGGGCGTCCGCGAACGCGAGTGCGTCGGGGTTGCCCTGCTTGAGCATCGTCGAGAAACCGGTAGCCCGGTTCGCGGTCGTCTCGAACTGCTTGCCCAGGTTTGCCATCTCCGGCGGCAAACCCTTGATGGCCTTCGTCAGATCGCCTGCGGAAACGGAACCCTTCAGGTATTCCTGGGCCACGTTCTTGACCGACGCGGGCATCTTGTCCATCATCTGCTGGAGAGCCTGCGCCGCATCCTTGGAGTCGTTGAATGCATTGACAACAATTTTCCCGGCCGGGCCCATGTGGTCGGAGATGGTCTTCTCGATCAATTGCAGCGTGCCTGACAAGCCGCGTTCGCCCAGCTTGGACGACAGGTCCTGGGCGGACAAACCCAGCTCGCCGAGCATGTCGCGCTGTCCCTGTGTAGTGGTTTGCAGGTGCTGAATTGTGTGCGCCAGGTTTTGTGACGCCTGATCGGCCGACATTCCGTGGATTGTCATGCTGGCGAGGTCGCCAAGGATGTCGTTCAGAGAGATGTGGCTGGCGGAAGCGACCGGAAGCACAGAGTGCAATGCGCCGGTGAATTCTTCGAATGTAGACTTTCCGGCGCCGACCGCGGCGACGAGTTTGCTCGTGACCAGCGCGGAGTCTTCCGCCTTGAGGTGATAGTCCTGCAATACGCTCGTGACTGCGTCGGTGACTTTCACCAGATCCGCATTCTCGGCCTTGGCGCCCTGTGCCGCCGCTTGCAATACCTTGAGTCCGTCGGCGCCGTGCTGGCCGCCGGACTCGACCGTGTACATCGCTTTCGAGAGTTCCTCGGCCGAATACCCGACAGATCCAGCCATCGCAAGGATTCCGTCGCGGACCAGGCCGAGGTTGTCGTGCGTCTCCCCTGCGGAGGTGACCAGTCGGTTGGTGGATGATTCGAAGTCGGCGGCCATCTTGACCGTGCCCGCGCCGACAGCGACTGCGGCAAGAGCGACACCGATGCCGACCTTGCCCAACCGTGCCACCGCGCCGTCGGTGGCCGCCGCGTTCGCGACCGCGGATTCGTCAGTCTTGGCCGCGAGCGCCGTGATGGACTTCGCCGCGCGGGCGTCCGCGGCTTCCATCTCGGTGGCGACCTTCGCGGTCTCGGCCCGCATCGCCTCCATCGCGGCCGCGTAGTCGACCGCTGCTTTGTCTGCGGTCGCGGCAACGGACTCCACGGAGGTGTTGAGCCGCAGGACCTCGGCTTCTACAGATGCGGTGAGTTCAGCGGTCGCCGCCGCGACGGCTTCGTTGGCGGCGATCTCCTTCGCCGCGGCTTCCTCCGCTGCGGTGGCCGCCGCTGCTTCGGCCGCGGCCATCTGTGCTGCCGCAGCTTCTTGTTCGGCTGCTGCAGCGGCCGCCCCGGTGCCTCCAACCGCGCCCGCTTCGGCCGCGCCGGCCATCGCCGCCGCGTCGGCGGCGCCTCCGCCACCGATGGACGCCATGCGGGCGTCAAGTTCGGCGATCTGCACGGTGGTGGCCTCGACGAACGCGGCCATGCGCGCTTCTGCCTCGGTGAGCATCGCGGCATACCCGGCCATGTCCCCAGCCAGCACTGCCACAACAGGGGCAAGGAATTCCTCAGACACGGTCGGTCACCTCCCGATGCCGGTGGCCGACCACATGGCCCGGAAGATCGCGCGGAGTTTCGGTCTCGCCTTGGCCAGACCTGGGGCCACGTAGGGCCGAGCGGGCAGGTGTGCGCCGTGTCCCGCGGTGCCGCCGAGTTCGTGGATCCGCGAGTACGGGGCGGTCGGCCCGACCTTCGCTTCGGCTCGGGTGAGACCGATTGGTGTGGCGGGAGTGGCTCGAACCGATGCCTTCAACCGGCCGGTGATCATCGCCGGGGGCTCACCTGGCGACGACGGTGTCTTCGTGCCCTTCGCGTGTTCCTTCAGCATCAACTGGTCGACGATGTCTTCGCGGACCTGTTTGGCCGCGGCATCGACAGCGAGAACCGTGGCGGCACGCTTCTCGATCTGCATGGACCGCAGGCACTCTTGGAATCCGCTGACACCACGCCATTCCAGAGCCACCACACCCACCCCGTTCCGTGCTGGCAGGGGCTACGGGGGGCGGTTGGTGTCGTGTGCGGCCTCGGCACGGACGGCGGCGACCGTGGGGATTCGGGCCACCAGCCACGCCGGGAGGTCGGCCTTCTGCGCGGGGGTGAGGTGGTACTCGCGCAGCCACCACTCGGCGTCAGCGGCCCGCTCGAGCAGTTCGGGCTCGCCGGGGTGAGGTGGGTTGTTGTCGAAACTCCAGCCCGCGAACCGTGCTCTCAGTCGTTCGCGGGCGCGGTAGGGGACGCGGGATCGTCGTGGTCGTCGACGGAGGCAGGCTTGGGGAACAACATTTCCCGCGCCTTGAGGATGTATGGATCCAAGGCATCGGCGTCGCGGATCTTCAATTCCCGCAGCAGCGCGGGATTGTCCGCGGGGAGTGCGTCGGGGTCGGGAAGGTAGGGGATGTGCCATGCCGCGATGAGCGCGAGCTTGAGGCCGGTGACCAGGTCCCAGCCGAAATGCAGTGGCTTCCCGGCGTCGAACTTTCCGAGTCGACGTTGGACGTCTTCGCGGTCGCCGTCGCGGAGGTCCTCGGGATCTCTGAGCTCGACCCAGCCCCCTGAGGGCAGTTCGACACGGTCCATGGCGGAGGGTCCTTACTGGTAGGTGTTGGGGGTGGTGGCGTTGGTGACGGTGGCTTTGACGGGGGATCCGCCGCCGGATCCGCCTGCGTTGGTGGTGTTGGTGATGCCGTCCCACATGATCTTGTAGCGGATGTTCTCCTTGGAGGCGTCCATCTTCGCGGCGTTGTAGGAGGCCTGGTTGGCGTCGATCTGGAGCTGGATGAGGTTCGCGCCGGCGAGTCCGTTCCCGACGAGTGCCTGGAACTGCGGCTGCGAATTGTTGATCATGTTGAGGTACTGGGACTCACTGTCCGCAATGATCTCCATCTCGCCGGCCACATCCACCGCACCGCGCTGGATGATGTACGGCGTCTGCACACCAGACAACGTCCAGTCAGGCTCAAGCTTCCGCTTGAACGTCAGCTTCAAACTGGGCAGCGCGTTCACCTTCGTGCCACCCGACGCCGGACCGCCAATACCCACCGCGCCACGCCACGAGGCGATCGGCAGCACCGACGACGGCGCCGACACCGGCAGCGCAGGAGCGATCACCGACGGCCAGCTCTGCCACTTCGAGTCGAACTGCACGAGCGACGACTCCGCGTTGAACATCAACGACAGCTCCGAGCAGCACGCCCCCGGGAACTGCCGGGCCCCGACCGTCGCGGTCACGCCCTGGTAGTGGGTGATCGTGTGCGTCGGAGGCTGACCCTGCCCGTACACCGCGGTAGCGCCAGAGTTGAGCACGCTGAACGCTGAGGTGTATGGGGCGGTCACCGCGGTCACCGCGACACCTGAGGTGTGCGGGTACAGCAACGACCTTTCCCCGGCGGCGAACGGGATCGTGTACGGACCTGCGCCGCTGGGCGTACCGGTCTTGCGGATCTCAGCCAGCGCACCGGTGTCGATCTGGATAATCGTCCCCAAAGGGATGGACGCCGCGGTCGTGATCGACGTGATCGGCGCACCCACCGTCGGCGTTGCTGTCGTGGCCGACAGAGTCGTGGTCGGAGTCGTCGTCGTCCCCGTCGGAACCAGATCCCCGAACAGGTTCGACAGTACGAACGGCAGCACGTCGCCGAAGAAGTTCCCCGACATCGAGAAGTCGTTGATGAGGGGACCGACCTGACGGCCAGCCAGGGGCGACATCCACTGCCGCCAGCCCTTGTCATCCAACCACTTGGGCTTGTCCTCCCAGTCGAACTTTTCGACGATCATGGTGTTGCTCATCGCGATGGGTGTTCCGGGCGTCGCCTCCAAGGCGATGCCCACGAACTGCCTGGCGGATGCGTAAGTCGCTGGCACAGCTCACTCCTCAGTGTTCTGGTCGCTCACAGCAGGAGCGGGCTCGGGCTCAGGGACTGGCTCCCAGTTCGTGTCCGGAGGACCATCCGGCCAGGCAACAACCTGACCCGGCTCGATCCACTGGGACACCCGATCTGGGGTCGTATAGGCACACGCGTACGCACCGGTGAACCGAGACAGGCTGGCAGCGGGTACCGCGCCGGCGGTTGTAGCCGTCGATGGCGCGGTGCGCAGCACAGTCAAGCCGTCTGCCCCATGCATTCCGCCGGCATCAACCGCGTGCATGTCCTCGTCCTGCAACGACTCGGCGGCAGGCGGGCGTGATTTGCTGGGCATCGAGGCTCCCTAGGCGATGATGTACTCGTGGGCTTCGAACGACACCGGCAGCAACGCCTCTGTCCGTTCCGCTGTGGACTCGACTTCGCTGTCACTCCACCGGATCCAGGGCTCGCCGCCCTCACCGACCTGGAATCCACCGTTCTCGATCCCACCGGAACCACAGGTGCGGTCGGCGTGAATGCGGGCCCGGATCGCGTCCTGCAGCGCGTACAGCGCGTCTTGGACGTCCTCGGCGTACGGGGCGGATGACCGGATCAGGCATAGCATCTCGACCGAATGGGAGACCCGCTTCAACCCTGCGGTGGCCCCACCGAAGCCCACACGGGACTCCACGCCGGGCTTCAAGAAGAAGAACATCTGACAGCCGATCCCCGTGCCCGGTGCGCCGAGGAAGTAGTCGGCTTGGTCGAAACGTTTTGGCTTGGCGCGGCGGACCGCGCCCATCGTCAGCCCCGGCACGCTCAACGCGGGTGTGCGGTAGGAGTGGGACTTCCAATCGTAGGCGCCACCGAAGTAGACGCACAGCTGGTTGACGACACTGACCGCCGTCATCACCTCACCCCGATTCCCGTGGCGTGAGAAGGACAACTGACAGGCAGCGTCAGATGGTGCGCCGGTAGCGCTGAAGCAGTTGCTGCGCTTCGAAAACCAGCCCCGAGCCGTCTTTGCGAGAGTCGGCCAGTCGAGTGGACACACCGCCGCGCATGTCGGGGAACGCGTCCTCCGCGCTGGTGTCCGGTCGCATGAGCATCGCGATCGCGTAGTACGCGGTGGCTTGCGTAATGTCGTCGCCGGCCGCCGTCAACCGCACCGGGCCTGCCGTCGACGAGTGCGAGTTGAGCAGGCCTGCCGCCAGCGGCACTGTCGCGGCCCCAGTTGTCGGAGTCCAGGTGGTCGCCACGTACACGGTCTCGTCCGAGCCCGGGTCGTAGATCCGCAGCGGTTGCCCCGGTTGGATACCGATCGCATCCATCACCGGCAGCGCGACAGCGGACGCGGTCACATTGGTGGCGAGCAACGTGTTGGCGAACCCGGCGGTGTAGTTCCAGATGGTGTACAGCTCGGCGCCGGGCGCGGGAGGCCCGAACTGCAGCGAACCCGACCACTGCGATGTGCCCGCCTGGAGATCGACGACGACGTTGCGCAGGTCCTCGACGAACACCGACGGGTTGAGATAGGTGCTGATCTGCCCCATCGTCCGGCCGTACCCGACCGACTGCACCGAGATGACCGGGATGTGGTCCGGGTGCCACAACAGACGCCCGTACCTGTCTGGGCGCATCCGCTTGTTCTCGACCCTGAGATGGGCGGTGAGCGTGCCGTCCGCGCCGAGTTCGCAGTGCCCGTCAACGAACTGGGAGGCCATCAACAGGATCTTGTTGAGCACCGACGTCTGGTGCGCCAACTCGGAATCGTTCGAGCGGAGATTCAACAGGTCCAAGAACGTGGGGTACTCAACGAACTCGCTGGTCGTGATGTACGGGACCGTGAGCACCAGCCGTCACCTCCAGCACGTGGTAGCGGCCGCGCTCGGCATCAGGGGCGTCCCACCACGGATGCCGAGAACGTCACCGACGTCGGGCTGCCGGTGAACGTCCACCCGAACTGGGCCTGGGTGGTGAGGACGCTGGGGACCCAGATCTGCGTTGCGGTCGCGGTTCCGGACTGGCCGGGGCCGACGTTGACCGACACCGTCCCCGCCGCGGACAGCCCCACCGCGGGCGCCCACATCGGATACCACAGGCCGTCCGCGCCCAGCCGGTTGAGGAAGAACTTCACGGTCGGCGAGGTGCCGCCGGTGAACGCGGTGATGCTCAGGTCGACGGCCAGCGCGGTGAACGGCGTGGTGAGTACCGTGTCGCCAGCGTTCGGGCTAGACCGTGCCAGCGCCGGGTACGTCAGGGAGTTCTGCGCACCAGACAAGGATGTTGGCCCGACGAGGTTGCCTTCGCCGTCGGACAGCACGACAACCGTCGCGGGAGGGGTGGCGGGGTTGGTGGTGCCTTGGGTGACGGCCCGGACGTTGCTGAAGGACGTGATGATCGTGGCGGCCATCAGTCACCAGCCGTCGTGGGACGTTCCCACTGGCCGTCCACGCACCCGGCGGAGGTGACGACCTCGGGCCAGCCGTCGGGGAAGTGCACGCGGCACAGCGGGTTCGGATCCGGATCGGCCGGATCTGCAGCCGGCGGAGTGGTGTCGACACCCTGCTCGTCGACGGGGGTTTCCGGCTCCGGCTCCGGCTCGACAGGGTCCGGCGCGCTGACCTCGTCCTGGGTAACGTCCACGGCGGGGTCGACGTCGGCTGCCGGAGCGGTCTTGCGGTTGGGTACGCCTCGTGGCATGACTACGACTCCTCTTTCTGACACTGGTTTCCGCATCGTCCGCAGTGGACGAAGAACGAGGCAAACCCGCACTCACTGCAGTGGTAGCCACCGACTGCGGCCGCGGTGCCGCTGATGCTCGCCGGGAACGCGCCCTCAGCACGCAGCGCACGCTCGTGGCGCGGGTTGTTCACCTCGACGATCTGGCCCTGGTACTTGGTGGAGCGCCCGGTCTGGGCGCCTTCCACCGTGATCCCGCGGCAGGACGAGTCGGGCATACACAGCCGCATGGTCGGCTCCCTTTCAGACGCTGACACACATCAGCCCCGCACCTGTGGAGCTGCGTGAGGTGCGGGGCCGATGCGTGGTTGGAGTGGACGGTCAGGCGAGCTGAATGCCCCGCACAGCGCCATTCCAGGCGGGCGCGTAGCAGACGAACGTGCCGAACCAGTACGACGAGGACTCGTAGCTGAACTGCTGGACCGGCCAGTCCATGCCCAGGTAGTCCTGCACGTTGAACGCTGCCCAGACGTTGCTGACCTGGGTGTCGGGGATCGGCAGGGTGTCGGAGATGATCGCGGAGTTGCCCTGCGGCATCCACGGGTGCACCTCGACGTCGACGGTCTTGCCGGTGACCTCGTTGACGATGCTGGAGACGATGGATCCGAGGGTGACGCCGGTGACCTCGTCCTGGGTGACCTTGAACTGGTACGGGCCGCCCGAGGTGCTCTTGAGCGCGTCGGAGAGCTGCTTGCGGTCGCGGCCGTTCTGCATGATCCGGTCCGGGTCGGCCTTGACCGCGTCGAACATCGCGGCGAACGCCGTCTGGTACTCCGCACCCGGGTTCGAGGTGGAGAACGTGGTGTTGATGGCGTTGTTGTAGCCGGAGTTGGCGCCGGTGCAGTAGGCCCAGATGCCGTCGTAGCCCGCGGCGAATCCGGTGCCGCCGTCGGCGGCCGCCAGGTTCACCGTCGCACCGGACGGGAGGGCGTAGGCGGCGACGCTGGACCCGGAGGTCGGCAGCGCGCCCTGGAGCGTGATCTTGTTGTAGCCCGAGCGGATCGAGGTGACGAACCAGCGCGCGGCGTCACCCGGGTCCGAGGAACCGGTGCTCACGAACATCCTGGCGCCGGTGGCCCCGGCGGGGAGGGTGTAGGTGACGTCGACGACCTGAGTGGACGGTGCGGCCGACACCGCGGCGGAGGTCTGAGAGACACCCCAGTCGCCGAGTTCGGCGACGATCTTGACGTACACGTTGGTGGAGACACCGGTGATCGCGGTCTCCCCGGCTGCCGCGGACCGGGCGGTCGCGGTGCCGATGGTCGGTGCGGCGAGCACACCGACGTACGGGGAGGTGGTGCCGCGCCCGTACAGCATCATGCGCTCTTCCATCAGCATCGAGCTGTAGAGGAGGTGGGTGCGGGAGACCTGGCGGATGTCCTGGTATCCCTGGCCGGCGTACTGCGCGGACCACGTCACCTCGTCGGAGAGGCTGAACTGCATGTAGGGCAGCGACGTGTCGATACCGGCGTAGCTGATCTTCGGGCCACGGTTGTAGTACAGGGCGTTCGAGGAGCCGGACACCGCGAAGTTGTTCTGGGTGGTGTCGACGATGCCGGGGTGGACCACACCGACGCCACCGGTGCCGCTACCGGTGAACCCGGTGATGGTCTTGAACCGGTGTGACGTGCCAATCCCGCGCTCGCGTGGGATCCGGTTGCGGATCGGCGTCGGGCGCGGCGCCAGCTCCTTCATCGGCGCCTCGAGGTCGAACGCGACCGCGCCGGTGGGGATCGGGCTGGTGAGATTGAAATCCTTCATCAAGTCAGGCGACGTGGACTTCAGCTGCTCCAGCGAGGCCTGGATGGAGGCCAGGGAGTTCGCGTCCAGTCCCTTGGTCGCCTGCGCGTTGAGGGTCTTGGTCAGCGCCTCGAACGCGTTGGTCGGCGTAGCGGAGAAGTCGACGCCTTCGGTGCGGAACCGAATGACTTCCTCGCGGGTCAGGTTCTTCTCAGGGGTTTCGTTGAGCTTCCCGAGGAACCTGTCGAATGTCTTCGACAGCTCAGCGCTGTCCATGTCGCGGCCACCGAACAGAGTGCTCGGGGTCAGTGCCTGCACCACGGCAGACTCCTTTCTGCGAAGTAGAGAGGGGGTTACTTGTCGGCCTTCGCGATCAGCTCGGCCGCGCGCACCCGGTAGCCGTCGGCCAGTCGCGCGTCGTGGTGCTGGACGTCGGCGGCCTTCGACAGGAGCGCTTCGGCTTCCTTACGAAGGGCGACGGCGTCACTGACCCGTGCGACGGCGGCCTGTGTGGCGGTTCGGGTGATGACCGGCCCTCCCGGCTCCGGCAGCGACAGCGCCTTCTGCAGGTCGGCCTCCAGCGCCTGGATGCGCTCTTCGGAGGTCTTCGTTGCGGCGGCGACTGCGCTCTTCACCAGTTCAGTGAGGCGGTTCTGTTCGTCCGTGCCCGGTGTGGGCGCGGTGGTCTTGGTGTCCACAGGGGACTCGGACTTGGTGGCGTCGGAGGTGGCGGCGAGGTACACCTCGACGACCTCGACACCGTCACTGTCGGGCTCGACGTAGGGCGAGGTGGTCTCGCCGCCGCGGGCTTCGCCCTGCCACCACCGCAGGAACATCGACAGGGAGCACAGCAACTGGTCGACGTCGCACAGTTCAGGCTGTCCGGCGCGCAGCTCGTCGAGCTCGGCCTTGATGACGGCCACGAGGCTGTCGCGGATCGCGGCCAGCTCGGCGGGATCGTGGGTGAGTTCCGAACCCGCGCCGCCTCCAGACTCGGCGGTGTTCTCGCCGTCGGCCTTGACCAACTCGGCGAGGACTGCCTTCCAGTCGTCCGGTATCAGCGCGCTCTGCCCGAGGCGCTTGGCCTCGGACTTGATGTGCGCCTGGATCTTGTCCTTGTCGGAGTCCTTGCCGCGGCCGAAGGCCAAGATCGCGTCCTTGAGGTCCTGGACGCTGTCGATCGGGTAGCGGGGCTTCCCGCCGGGCTTCAGTGGCGGCATCGCACCCTTGGCCACCAGGAGAACCTGGACGTTCTCGGGAATCTCAGCGACCTCGGCCGGGGTCAGGCCGTAGAGCTTGACCAACTGCTCGCTCCGTGCGACGGCGGCCTTCTCCTCGTCGGTGCCCTGGAACGTGTTCAGCGTCGCGGTGAGGGCATCGAGGAACGTCTTGGAGTCGACGGAGGCCCCGTTGAAGGTGATCACGTCGCTTGCCGCGGCTCCCACAGGCTCCGTGACCACCGCGGTCACCGGCTCGACCGCTGGTGCGTCGACAACCGGCCCCGGCTCGACGTCGGAAACCACGGCCTCCGGCGCGGCAACAGCCGGCTCCTCGACCAGCACGGGCTCGACCACGGCCGCGGTCTGCTCGACGACCACGTCCTCGACGACCTCGGTCACGGTCTCGGCGTCAGGCTCGGCGACCGCCGTGGTGTTCTTCCGCGACACCAGCTTCGCCAGATCGGCAGGAGAGAACTTCGTGGCACCGACGGAAATGGTGACCTCATCGGAGGCGGGCTCAACCTCGGCCGGCTCCCAGTGGGCTTCGTTCCCGCCGGCCATCTTGCAGATCGCCAGCTTCGCCGTCGGGTTGCACGGCCGGTCGACGTAGCTGATTTCGCAGATGTTGCCGCCGACGATCCACTCCTGACCGTCCCGGACGGTGATGTGCGGGGAGTTGATGCCGATGCTGTAGCCCTTGAGGACTTTCTTCTCGATGCGGTTCGCCGTTCCCGGATCGACGACGAGGCTCTTGACGTACCAGTCGTCGCCCTGCTCCAGCAGTTCGACACCGACACCTGCGGCGACAGGCTGGTGCATCTCCCGCACATTGGCCCACTCGAACCAATCGGGCATCGCCGACTTCAACCACGCGGGGTCGCAGCGCTGTCCGTCCAGGTCGAGGTCCGCGCCGGTCGCCTTGCCGTACACGAACAGATCACCTGTGACGGGGTCTCGCTCCGTCTTGGTGATGTCCGCCGCGTAGGCGTAGGCGAGGTTGGTGGTCATGACGTCCTCCAGTGGTGGCCGACAGACCGGCCGAACTAGTGGTGCGGCTCAAATCGTCAACCCGGTAATTGATCTTCGCTGGCAGTGAGGTCAGGCTGGTCCCGTAGATCGAGTGCGGGAGGTGGTTGTGGCTCGTCGTCCAGAGGTGTTCGTCCGGTCGCTGTCGATGGAGGAAGGCCGGAAGCTGCAGCGGGTGACCAGGACCGCGAAGGACCCGGTCAAGATGCGTCGGGCGATCGTGGTGCTGATGTCCGGCCAAGGGCAGGCGGTCCGGGACATCACGTCATTGCTGCAGGTCAGCGACGACTACGTGCGCGATGTGATCCATGCGTTCAACGAGCGGGGGTTCGATGCCCTGAACCCAAAATGGAGCGGCGGGCGACCGAAGACGATCGGTGAGCAGATCCGTCAGCGGATCTGTCTGATCGCCCGGACGTCTCCCGCCGACTGGGGCATCACCGCGTTCGCGACCTGGTCGCTGTCCAAGCTGGCCACACATCTGATCGACCGCGGCACCGTCGTGGCGATCAGCCGGGAGACCTTGCGGCGGATCCTGCGTGCCGGTGGTGTGTCGTGGCAGACCACCACGACGTGGAAGGCTTCCACCGACCCGGACTTCATCGCCAAGATGCACCGCATCCTTGATCTCTACGATCATCCGCCCACCGATGGCCGGGTGGTGTGCGTGGACGAGTTCGGACCGCTGAACCTGATGCCACGTAAGGGAAAAGCCTGGCGATTACGCGGCAAGCCGCGGCGGCTGCGGGCGACCTACAACCGCAACGACGGCGTGATGCACATGCTCGCCGCCCTCGACCTGGCCACCGGCAAGATCTTCTACCGGATCCGTTCCCGCAAACGCCACCGCGAGTTCCTCGACCTGCTCAAGACCCTGCGGGCACGCTGGCCCGGGGAGAAGCTCTACGTTATCGCCGACAACTTCTCCCCGCATCGCCACCCGAAGGTCCGCGCGTGGTGCGCCGACCACCACGTCGAGTTGGTGTTCCTGCCGACCTACGGGTCGTGGTTGAACTGGATCGAGGCCGAGTTCGCCGCGCTGCGGTACTTCGCCCTCAACGGCACCGACCACCGCACCCACACCGAACAGAATGCCGCGATCGAGGCCTACATCCGCTGGCGCAACGCCCGCACCCACCCCAAGACCGGATTCGCCACCGACTCACCCATCCGAACCTGGACCCATTACCCGGTCAAGGCTGCGTGACACGCCACTAGGAGCGGTAGGGGAAGATCGCGCACCGGCACGACGGGTGCTCAGGTGGGCTGTAGGAGCCAGTGGGGAACGGTTGTCCAAACCGGACAGGGGAGCCTGCCGCGTTTTCCTGACAGCGGGGACAGGCGTCGGCGGCCGCCACCCACTCCAGCTCGGTGAGTCCGTTGAGGCGGGCCAGGTCGTACCGCGTCAACGCCGCGCCGGACACCGCACGGCTGACCTCGGTCACCGCGATCCGGCCGACCATCGCCTCATCGGTGAGGATGTCGGCCAACTCGGTGCTGAGGTCGTCGACAGTCGGCTGTCCACCGACCGCATCGGAGAGCGCCTTCGCCACCTCGCGTACCCGGGTGGAGTTGATGCCCTCCGAGATGCGGCCCGCATCGGCCAGGACGTCCTGCAGCCCCGGATCCATGCCGTTGGCGGCGATGAGCAGTCGAGTCTCGGCAGGACTGCCCGGTGTCCACTCGCCCCAGTCGACTTGTTCGGCACCGGCCAGCACCGCCTGTGCAGCCTTGTCACCGACCAGGTAGGCGTCGACGTACAGGCCGAGCAGGACCTTGCGTACCAGCTTGGACACGCTCCAGCCGATGACGATCAGCCACTGCTCGGCGTCACGCCGCCGATCCTGATCCCCGGCCGCCTTGCGTACCTGCAGCCAGCGTTCAGCGATCGCCCGGGTAGGTGCTCCAGTCAAAGCCGACCGCAGCACGCCCGCCCAGTACTCGGCGACCTGAAGGTCTTTCTCCCAGGCCGGCCAGTGCCGGCCCCCGACTTTTGGGTCGGCTTCGCCTGCCTTGAACGCCACCAGACCGAGATCGACCTCATGCAGCATCGCCGTATTCCGGTCGATGTGGACGAACTCGAACGGGCGTCGCTTGGTACGCCCGTTGCGTACCCACTTCCAGTAGGCAGCCAACTCCGCCTTGACCAGGTCCGCGGCGAGCGTCTTCCCAGCGGCCCCGGCCGATGCACCGTTTCCTGGCTTGGCTGGCTGCCCTGCTGGCTTGGCCACAGACTCGTCGTCACCATCTGCCTCGTCGGCGGACCGGTCCGTGGTCACCATGTTCAGCGGCGGCGCCTGCGGCGGAACGATCTCCTCCCCGGCGGGCGCGAGCAGTGACGCGTCCTCAACGAAGATGATGCCGCGGGCGGTCTGGACCTGTGGCATGTCGGCTTCGTCGAAGTCGTACGGGGCACGGCCCATTTCCTCCCGGGCCTCGTTCAGAGTGATCCGCCCGGTCTTGAGCTGGGCCTCCACCACCGCGTCCGCGTTGGCCTGGTCCTCAGCATCGAGCCCAAGGAACTTGAACTCAAGCTCGCGCGGCATCCCGAGGTGGGTGCGGGAGATGTTGGTGAGCAGCGCCTGCAACCACTGGATCGTCGGGTTGGTGGCCTTGCGCTCCTGGACGTTCTCCTCGCCCTCGTGGAACCCGGCAGACCCCAGGCCCTTGGACTCGGTGAAACCGAGTTCGCTCATGGTGACGTCGAAGTGCATCGCCACGAGCTTGATCAGGTGCAGGTGGTAGTCCGGCTTGAACTTCTCCGGGATGTCCGCAGTGGGGATCGGCTCCATGCCCGGGGGCAGGAGGTGGTAGCGCATTCGGCTGAGCGTCTGGCCGGCATACAGGTCGTTGAACGCGCGGCTGTAGTCCGCCAACTGCTGGGGCGTCCACTGCTCCATGCCGGTGTTCTTGATCCAGCCGCTGGGGGCGACCCCATCGGTGTACTGGGCCTTGTCCCACTCCAGGCGGCGCAGGTACAGGTCGCAGTCCTGCAGGGCCTGCTCCACCGCCGAGTACCCGTACGGGGTGATGGTGCGCACCGCACGGCGCCGGTAGATCAACCGGTCCGAGTCGAATCCGTTCAGGACGGTCCCGTCCTCGTCGGTGTCCGCGATGAACTCGCCACGAGGAAAGCCCCACAGCACCTGCTGATAGGCCGGGTTCGGCGCCAACGGGCGTCCACCGAGGTGATCGAGCAACGGCTTGACCGTGGACCCGTCGAGGATCCGCAAGCCCTGCTTGGCCTTGGCACGGTCCTGGAACGGCCAGATCGCGACGGCGTCGAGGACCAGGTGCTCCTCGAGGAGCTTCGAGATCCAGTCGACCCAGGTCTCCCCCTGGTGGAAGTCCGGCATCTCCCAGAAGTCGCAGATGCGGGACACCTCGGGATCGAGCTGCTCTCGCAGGCGCCGCTGGATTTCCACACTGGACGTGTCTGGGTCCACCTTGCGGTGGGCCTGCATTGCCCGCTTGGTGACGACGATGTCCCATTCCAGGCTGGATATCTCGTTGGTACGAATGCGGATGCAGTCCCGCACGACGGGGATCTCCGCAGCGTCGCGCAAAACTTTCCACGGGATGACCCGGTCGGTCATGCCCGGCAGGTTCATCGAGACCGGGTACTCGTAGATCCGCGGCTCGGGGCGCCCACTCGCGGGGTTGAGCGGGTCGATGGCCCCGGTCTGCATCGGGATCCCGGGCCCGAACGGTACATGCGGCTCGGTGCGCGGCAGCGGGGTCGCGAGCTGTCCGGTGGACACGGTCTGCTGGTTCTGCAGCAGGGCCTGTACCTGGCCGGCGGTGAACGTCGCCGCCGGCTGGACGTGCTGACGGGGCGCCTTTTGGACCTGAGGAGAACGGCGTCGGCGCCTAGCCACAGCTCACCCCCAAGGTGGTTGCTCGTGTTCAGCTGGCTTGGTGGTTGAGGAGCTGGTCGAGGAATCCGGTCGCTGAGCCGTCCAGCAGCAGCCGTGTGATGGCTTGGGTCATCGTGTCGACCTGGTCGTCGTGGGCGGCGGTGGGAAATCCGGCGCATTCCTCGACGAAGTCCAGAATCCACGGCGCCCGTGCCGCGGCGGGTAGATGGACGTTGCCCGCTTCGATGAACGGTGACACCGCGGCGACCCTGGCGGCCTTGGAGTCCTTGGGGTTGATCGGGACCATGCCGGGCACCTTCTGCCGCAACTGGGCGATCACCGCAGGCCCGTTGGCTTTGTCTTCCACCAGTTTCAGTGCCGCTTGCGGCCACTTCGCTGACAGGGCCTGGACCGCGCGGCAGGTGGTCGGAAAGTCCATGCGATCCCGTACCTGGTCGAGGAGGAACACCTCTGCCCCACGACGCGCCCACACCTGCCCGACCACGTAGTCCGACGCATCGGTGTCCTTGAACGTCATGTCCCAGGACTGGATGACGGTGTCCATGGCGTGGGCGACCATCGTGCCGTCGGCCTTGGCGTAGGCGGCGGGTGCGTCGTCGTAGCGCCACCACGCCCGCTTGAGCAGGCCGCCCTCCGCAGGTGCGGGACGGCCCTGGCACAGGGCGGTGAACCCGCGGGCGCCGAAGTTCTTGCGGCGCTTCTCCCATCCGGCTGTCGAGCGGCCGCGCGCGGATTCCAGCCACTCGCCTGGTTCCCGACCGAGCGGGTCGAGTTCACCCTTGGCTGGGTCGTGGTCGGCCAGCGCGGGGATGTTGACCACATGCCAGTCTTCGGGGTACTCGGCGAGCAGCCAGCCGGCGAGGTCGTCCTCGTGCCAGCGGGTCATGACCACGACGACTGGGGTGTGCTCGCCGAGGCGGGCGTTGACCGTTTCCCGCCACCATTCCTTGGCGTCCTCGCGGTAGGTCTCGGAGTCGGCCTCGGCGCGGCCCTTGACCGGATCGTCGATGATCATGAGATCAACAGGTCGGCCGGTCAGCGCCCCACCTACGCCAGCGCAGTAGACGCCGCCGGTATGGCCATCCAGCTCCCACTCGTGCGCGGCCGCAGTATCGGCCTTCACCTTCAGGCCCAAATCGGGGTGGGCCTTGATCTCGTTGCGGATCGCCCGACCCCACCGGCGTGCGGTGCCCAACTCGTAGGAGGCGATCGCGATCCGCAGGTCCGGGTTGCGCAGCAGCATCCACAGCGGAAACCAGCGGGACACCCGCTGCGACTTCCCTTCCTGCGGGGGCATGAACCACATGAGCCGGTCGACGCGCGCCTCGGCGACCTCGACCAACTGCTCGTCGAGCAGTTGCAGTGCCGGCGTCTGGATGGTGACGCGCGGATACAGTGCCGCAGCGAGGGCGCCGGGCGTCGGGTAGGCGGGCCGCTCGTCGGACTCTAGGTCGGCTTCGATCTGGTCGGCGGCGCGAGAGAGAACACCCACACCCACCCCCTTCAGGCCACCCGCAGGACCCGCACCGCGGCGAGCTTCGCTGCCTTGCGCCGGTCCGCCGGGACCTCGGCTACATCAAAGGCGGCCTCAATGGCCTTGAGGACCAGTTCGGCTTCCTTCTCCTCGATCTTCACCAGGCGCTCGTCGATGTTGAGCTTCGCCATCGACGTGATGAACCGCTCGCATCGGTCGAGCGCCCGTTCCCACAGGGCGACTTCGGAGCGCAACTGCTCGGAGCCCTTGTCGTCGGTGAACCGCAGCCGCTCCAGGTCGTTGACCTTTCCAGCCAGCACGTCCTTGAATGCCAAGGCCTGCCCAGCCAGCACGCCGAGCGCGGAGAACGGATCCGCCACCGGCGCGACGTCGAGGCGGGCGAGGACCTTGTTGGCATCGGCTTCGGTCTGCCGGGCCGCGGCCTTGCCCCGCACCTGTTTCGCACCGCCGCCGTGCATCCGGCACACCGTGCCGCCCCGGATGGCCCAGTTCCCGCATGGCTTCTTCGTAACACGGCCCTTGCCCCGGCACTTCGCGGCCATCCCGGTCACCTCCAACCCGTTGCGGTGACGTGGTTTTAGGTGATGGACAGGACCCCGACGTCGATCACCGGGATCTCAGGGTTGTCGGTGACCCGGACCCACATCATGTATTTCGCGACCGTCAGCGCGATGGTGCCCCCAGGGCCGACCAGGCACTGCGCGACGTAGCTCCCGTCAGCCCGTGGCGTGGTGCCATCCCACGAGCCCACCTGCCAGTCCCCGCTGGCAGGCTTCGCGCCGACCGCGGTGAACGCGAACGCCACGACGTCGCCGGTCGGATTCACCGCTGTACCTTCGGCCGTTGTGGTAACCGACGCCTGGACGTACTGCAGGGACAGAGCGTCCTGGATCAGCATCAGTCCTCCTGCCTGGAACGCCAACGCTGCTTCGGGGGACCGGCTCTCCACCGGCCAACCCACCCGGTGACTGCCCACCGCTGGAACGGTCCGCCAACGGCGACAACCAACGCGCGCAACCTGACGGTGAAGGCCGCGGTGGCAGTGGTGAACACGGTCGTGGTCAACGAGCGCGCCGCGGTTCGGGACACCGTCGCGATGGCAGTGACCGTCGCGACTAGGCGCTGCACAACAGCCCGAGCAGTCGCGACACTGCCGGTGGTGGTGACCGTGACGGACAGCGGCTTGGTCGTCGTGCGCGTCAGGCTGGTCGAGACACCGACCTGTGTCGACAGCCCGCGTGTCGAGGCTTTCGTGATGGTGCCCGTGGCGGCCGCGCTACCGGTCAGCGGCTTCGCAATCATCCTGGCGACGGTGGCGACAGAGCTCACCGCGGTGCTCAGGGTCTTCAGGAACACCTTTGCGACGATCAGTGCGGCGCTGGTCGTTACCGACACCGGCAGCGACTTGGCCACCTGCCGTCCCACGGTGCCCGACGTGGTGACTGTTGTCGTCGACGTCTTGGACACCGACGAGGACAGGGTGCCCGTGGTGGACGCTGTGGCGGGTAGGGGCTTTCCTGTGGCGCGGCCCAGGGACACGGCAGTCGACACGGTGGTGGCGAACGTCCGTAGCGCCACCTTCAGTGCCGAAAACGTCCCGGTGGTACTGATCTGGCCGGGCAGAACGCGGCCAGTTTGCCGTTGAAGTGCGGCATTAGTGGCGACTGTGCTCGCTTGCGTGAGAGCAGCCTTGCGGGTCACGGTGCCCGTGGCACCGACAAGTCCAGACAGGACCCGGGATACCGAGCGAATAACAGCCCCGCTGGTGGCCAGGGTCGCGGTGTAGGTCTGGGCTGCTGCCCGCACCAGCACGCCGGGGACGGCGACTGTCGCAGTCAGGTTTCGGCTGGTTCGGCGCCCGACCATCCCTGTGGTCGAGACGGTGCCCGCGCACTGCTTACCTACCTGCCGTGTCACCGTCGCCGCGGTTGATACTGCGGTAGTGAAGACCCGCAGCACGACGTTGGCGACCTGCAGCGTCCCTGTCGTCGATACCACTGTGGTGAACGCCGCCCGAGATACCGACCGCACAACCTGGGCGGTCGTGGTGGCCGTGACCGGCAGCGACTGGCCGATCCGACGAGACAAGGTGCCGCTCGTGGCTTGCGTACCGGGCAACGACTTGCCGGGCTGCCGGATCGCGGACACAGACGTGCTGACAGGGCCAGCCAGAAGCCGGGCAAGCTGCCGCTGGACCGCCCCCACCGACGTGACCGTGCCCGCGAGGATCCGCGCCGCCAGCCTGCTCAACGCCGGGACCGTTGAGACGACAGCGGCCAGGAACTTGCCGCCCTGCCGGGCCAGAGCCCCTGCCGTCGCGACGGACGCAGCCAAGGCCTTCCCCGGCTGCCTGGCAACACCGGCCGCCGTGCTCACGGTGGCGGACAGTGACTTACCGGGCTGGCGCTGGACGCTGCCTGTCGTCGTCGCGGTTGCCGCGCAGACGCGCCCTGGCTGCCGGGCCACGGTGCTCGCCGTGGCCGCGGCACCGGCCAGCGGCTTCGACACCAGCCGGGACACCACCGACGACGACGCCACAGTCGACGCCAACCCGCGCGCCGCCGACCGAACCAACACGGGCGTCGTCGTCGCAGTGGACGCCAGCACACGACCAGGGGAGCGGGTCACGCTGCCAGCGGTGACCACAGTTGCCGCCACGAGCGTCGACGGCTGCCGCACCAACACTGGCGCCGTGCTCGCGGTGGCTGTCAGGGTGATGGTGTAGAGAGAGCCGCCGAAGCGGCCGTAGAGGACGTGCCGGCCGGGATAGGAACGTCCAAGGCGAGCCACGGCTCACCCCCCGGCGGTGCGAAGGTGTCGCCGATCAGAGTTCGACGATGACGTAGCAGTAGGCGTTTACCGAGGTGCCGAATGTCATCCGGATGCGCAGGAACTCCACCGTCTGCTTGCCGTTTAGCTCAGGCTCTCTAGAGAGCGGGAACTGTTTGACGTACTGGTTTGTGGGCGCGATCATCTGGCAGTCGAACATCCGGGCGTTCGCCACGGTCCCCTCGGTGACTGCGGCGGTGGCGAAGCCCGAGAGTCCGGTGCCCAGGTTGAACGGGACGCCACCGGTACCGGCCGTGTTGGCGGTGGTGTTCGGGTCACCGTAGGGCTGGATGTCACCCGCCACATAGGCGGTGGACAGCCCGGTCGCCGCCACCGTCGTCGCAAACAGCTCGACCTGACCCGGCGTCGCCGCCGCGCTCGCGTCGAACGAACAGCCCCACTCGATGATCCGAATCGGATATCCGGCAGCGGGGGCGAGCTGCATCATCGTGCGGATCGCCGTGCCCGTCGGTTGTTTGACCGGGGCCGCCGTCGTGACCGCTGCCGAGTTATGGATCAGATAGGTCTTGGCAGCCATCGCCCGGCGCTCCTCAGTAGATTGCCGCCCGGTTCCGGGCAATACGTGTGGTGAACAAGGAGTTCGATACAGGTCCCGTTGCTGTGGCAGGCAGGACTTCGAAGGCGGCCAGCATGTAGGTATCCGCAGCGCCAGCCGACCAGCCGTACGTTGTGGCGCCGGGAGTTGTGGTCGCCGCCAGGGCTTTGAACGCGGCAGCGGTTTCGCCGTCGCTGGCGTTGTTGAACCAGGTTCCCGCTGTGGCGCTTGCCGCGTTTGCCGTCAATGCTGCTTGGTTGGTTGCCAGATCCATCATGCAGCCGTAAACCCACGACCCGACGGTGGTAGTGGTGAGGGCGATGGTCGGCGTGGTGCCTGAGGTATGCAGAGCAGTCGCGCCATTTTGAGTTTGCGCCGCGCCGTTCAATACCCTCACGGTCATAAATTCAGTCGTACCGCCCGCCGTCGGCGTACCGGTCACAGTGATCGATCCCGGCGCCGACGTCAGATACGTGTACCAAATCTCGGCATCCCCAGCCCCCGAGGCATTCGCTCTAGCTGGGCGCGTCCACGTATGAGATCCAGAATCAGTGACAGTGGCGGTGACGGTGCCCGATGCTGCCGCCCAGGACGTCAGCGCCACCAGCAGTGAACCTGATGGCGGAGAGAACGAAGCAGTGGCGAGGGCTGCGCTGGAGGTGCTGCGGGACACCGTTGCGGGCTGGGAGGCATCCTCGGTGATCGCCACCGATCACCCCCGGACTCGCCAACAAGTCTTGATGGTTTGGGATTGGCTTGCGGATCAATTGGCTTCCGTGTGGTGAGAATGAGTGGCGACTTACGTTCGCCCAAGGATAGATCTACGAGTGCTTGATTTGCACCGTGCTTTGAAGACTATCGTTCGTATTGAGCGCCAATCCCGTGAAACTGGCGTGGAGATAGAGGGTCGAGTTTGCGGTCGACGTTCCCGGTGCGTTCCCCGTCGTCACGATGTCCACTGCCGCGATAGTCGCAATCGCCGACGAGCCATTCGCGCCGCGGGTGACCGTCAGGGCGGTTGATCCGGACCCGGCGGTGACCTGCATGACCTCGGTACGGACCTGCACGTAGGTGCCGTTGGCCGGGGTGTAGGTCGCGGCGACGTTGAGAGTCGTGGCGGAACTGGAGCCCACCACACCGCCGGCCGCGACGGTGGTGGAAAACGGCTTGGTTGTCGAGTCCGAGAGCAGCACCTCGGCGATCGTCTGATTGCTCAGCGACGTGATCGTCCCCTGCACCTGGTACGTGTCGTTCGTGGTGGTCGTCGTGACGATGCTGGAGGTTCCGGCTACGCGGGTCTCGGCGCCTTCCTGGAACGCGGCGACATCCGTCACGGCCGCGGTGAAGGGGCCGCCAGCGGCGCCCCCGGTGCCCCAGCCGAGGTTCTTGGGCTCGAGCTGGGTGGGCGTGGTGCCGATCATGCGGCCCGCGATCACCTCACGACCCTTGGACGTGACGAGAACGGTGTTAGCCAACGGAATTCACTCCTTCTTGGCGCGCAGATTGGTCGCGCGCCGGTTCGCGCGCCGAACACGACGATCAGCAAGCGGCTTCCCCACCAGTTGCCACCACGCCTGCCTCAAGGGATTGCGGTACTGCGCGGTCACAACGCCGAGATCCTCGACAGTGGGTGCCAGCGGATTGCCGCACACAGCACACGGTTCGCCCAGATGCCGGCCAGCACCGCACGCCTGGCAGGCCCGAACGATGACTTGCCGCACCTCGGCGGTGGAGATGGAGTCCGCTGTCGACGGGGCGGGTTCAGTCACGACACCCCCCAGCTGGGATCTACTTCGTTGAGCAGAGAACGAACGGCGCGGCGTTCCTTGGCCTTCGCGCGAGCCTGCGGTGTGCCACCACCGTGCATCCGGCAGACGTTGGCGCCCTTCATCGGCGAGTTGCCGCACGGCTTCTTGGTGACCTTCCCGCGACCGGTGCACTTTTCCGCCATGCCGGTCACCTCCGGAGTCGGTCAGAACCGGTAGCGGTAGTAGGTCAGCGTCGCGGCTGTGCCGCACGGATCGTTCTCGCTATGACAGCGGTTGCACGTCTCCAGCAGGTGGCAGTGATCGTTGTCACTGCGGAGAAAGCCGCACGTCCGACACTGGCCGAGCCGGTCGTACAACGGGGGCACTGTCCGGACAGCGCACTTCTTGGGGTCGAGGCCAGGTACAGGGCGTACGTTGTCGCCCGGCAGTATCTGGTTCCGACCCTGCACGGCTCGGCGACTCTTGCGTGGGACGGTCACTGCTTGCGCCAGAAGTCGGCGCCGCGTGTTTCCTCGCGTTGGAGGTAGTCGCGTATCTCATCGTCGGTCGGCGGCCGCGCAGGTACCGCTGAGGCCCGTTCCGGGGTGAGGGCCTGCACGGTGTGTGAGCCGTCGCGCAGGGTCCAGTCCACGGCGACCATGTGCACCGGGTCGGGGCGGCCGTCGTGCCCGTACCGCGGGGACATCTCGATCGCGTCCTTCGGGGCGTCGGGTGCGTCGATGGCGAGGAGCAGCATCGGCTCGCCGTCTGTGGTCTCGGTGCGGGCACCGACGATGCGCATCGTCGCGCCGAGGCGCATCAGCTGGGCCAGGATGTCGGCCGGAACCCGGAGGGCAATCGTGCGGCGGGTCATGACTCGACAGCCGGGTCATCGTCGGCGCACGATGCCGACTGGCCGAGGTGGTTCCGGTGTGGGAGAAGGTGCCCGCGTTCGCAGGTCGGTCCCGGGTTGTTCACGAACGCTTGGAACTGGCGAGCCGCCAGGACCTGTTCAGCTTCCTCGTGGGTGAGGGCCAGGCGCACCGGACCGCCGGGCAGGGCGATGCGCTGCTCGACGTTCGGCTCCTCGGCGACGGCCTCGATGTCGACATCGACCATCTCCAGGACAGCCCGAGTCGTTTGGGCAGCGTCGAGGATCACGGTGGCGCGAACAACGTTGGTGAGCTGGATGTCATCGACGAAGACCTTCGCCTTCGAGCCGTGCGGGTATTCGGAGACGATCCGCACGCGGGACTTATGGATCGCAGTCGCCTCAGGGGCGGGTTCCATGGGGGCGGTCATGGGGGAGTCCTTCGCTGGGGCGGATGGTGGTACTGGCCAGCCCCCGCGAGAAGTCGGTGCGGTCTCGCGGCGACTGGCCCCCAGAACGGTCAGATCAGAGGTGCAGGAACAGAAACAGGTTGAGGAACAGGTACAGCACGCAGGTCACCTCCCTTGCCGGACAGATTGGTCAGGCTGTGGAGGCGAGGACCTCACGGTCGTCGAGTCGGGCGATCGTGTGCCCGTGGCGTTCGGCGAGGTGCCGGCAGAACCAGTCGCCTTCGTCGAAGTCGGCCCGGCACGGATCGCACCGGTCAACCCAGTGCGGGCCGGTACAGACCGGGAGCAGCATCGGACCTGGGCGCGCGGTACGGACGATCACCACGGACCTCCTCAGGGGCAACGCCAGCACTGGAGGCGGGTGTCGTGGATGCGAAGCGCAACCCGATCGGCACCCGAACCTGGGTGCCGTAGTGCTCGTTGGCGTGGGACAGGGGCTGGAACTGGAAATCGATCGGCAGCCCTGTGTACGAGTGGCCCAGCGTCGACAGTGCGACGGTGATCAGCGACAGGTACTGGTTGGTCCACCACGGTTTGATCGTCGACGGGAACAGGGCGTCGAACTCGTCGTCGGGCAGCATCAGGCGCACGTCGACATCGCGCCATTGCTTGCCGACCGCGGCTGAGCCGACGAGGAACGGCGTGTGTCCGTAGGCGTCGAAAATGAGGCGCCCGAAGTGGTCGAGCCGAATCAGGCCGGGTCCGCCGACGCCGATCTGTGGACGCGGTTGCGTGGGAACAGACACGGCTGCCTCACCCGGCGTGGAGGGTGAACAGGTCGACGACCAGGACAACACCGGCGAGGACGGCGGCAACGATGACCATCGATTGGGCAATGCGACCGCCGATGGCGAGACCGAGGAACCCGATGGTCGCCGCAGCGGCGAGCAGGATGGCCAGCAGGGCAGGAGACACGTGGACCTCCACTGTCGATCAGAGCGAGTGACGAGAGCGGGATTCGAACCCGCAACGATGCGGGTTTGAGCCGCACGCCTCTGCCAGTTGGGCTACCCCGCCGTGCGCCAGCGAGCCGGGGGAGGGCCCGCTGGCTCGTCCATGCCGCCGAGGGGCTGACAGCACAGACCGTTCCGCCGCATGAGCGACGGCGGCCTCGGGGCGCGGTGCTGGCCGACAGGACCACGCCCCGAAGAAGGGGTGCCGGTTCTTCAGGGCCCCAGAACCCCGCGGTGACCGGCCAACCGCTGTGCGGGTGCCGCGGACGTGCCGCCCCGCACGTCGACGACACCCGCAGATCGTGAGGTCGGACGTCAACATCGGACGATGTAGTGCCAGCCACGGAGTCGTCGCCCGGGGGCTCGTCCTGCTGGCTCTCGCATCGTCCGCAACCCCGTGCGGTACCGGCCCGGGGCGATCGCGATGCGAGGGGTTTGAGGTGATCGCCGTGTACGGCCAGTTACAGGCTGCCGTCCTCAGTGGCCGGTCAGCCTCAGGTACAGGTCGAACACGACCGCGAGACCCGCCAGGCCGGACAGCACGGCGACGATTCGAGTGAGCGGCGACCAGGACTGCTCGGTCTTGTCCCGGCGGGCCTCTTCAGCATCTTTCAACGCGGCGGCAGTCGTCACGACCGTGGCATCCCTGGCCACCGCCTGATCCCCGAGTCGCTGCACCGCCATCCGGATTCCTGCCAGTTCGTCGGCGACCCGGCCAAGTTGGCCGTTGATGGCCTCGAAGTGCCGGTCGTGTCCAGCAAGCCGGGCATCGATCTGGCCCGCTTCGTGGCCGGCGTCGTGGCCGCGGTCGTAGTCGCCGCCCTGCACTGTCACAGCCGTGGCCGCGGGCGAGGGAGCCGGTTCTCGCCGGTTTCCGGGTCGATGCCGAGGTTGCTGGCCAGTGCCCGGACGAGACGGTTCGTGTCGTCACAGGTGACGGCGATGTGTCCTTGAGCGACGTGGTCGACGTCGGCTTTCGCGTCCCGTTTCAGATCCGCCAAGTTCGTGCCCCGCTGCAGCACCGGTAGCGCCCATGCTTGGAACCAGCTGGAGAACACGATGCTGACGAGCAGCTTCACCGTGTCCGGGCCTGGCAGCACGACCAGGGGTACGAGGAATGTCACCCAGAACAGAGCCATTGATCCGAGGACGCTGGATGCGAGGCGTCCGACCATGTTGTTGAGCCAGGCGACACCGCTGCGTTCGACGGCGAGGAGGTCGCGTGGGTGCTGGACCTGGGGGTGCGTCACGCCGTACCTCCCCGAATGGTGTGGCGTCGGCACGTCACGCTTTCACGCCGGAACCCAGCGCCCGCCGCGCACAAACCCGTGATGGCCGCAGGTGCCACACGCCACCGACGGGCTGATGGTCAGCGGTTCGCGGCTCGCCACCGTCCAGAACGGGCCGCGTGGCCATGCACGCCTGGCGGCGTCGTTGTCGAAGTACACGGTGCCAGCGCAGAAGTCGTGCTTGCAGTCGTGCCACTCGTTCATGCCGATCTCGTTGCCGTCGTTGTCTTGGATGAACGAGATCCACGTGTTGTGGCCGATGGCCAACGCGTCGGTGATGCCGAAGTCCGTCGGTGATGTGGCCCGCTCAAACTCGGACATCACGTGCCGACCTTCTCCTCGGTGCCGTCCCACACGAACTCGCCGTGCTCGCCGACTGGGCGGTGCATCTGGCAGCGGACGCAGTACGTCGAGCCGTAGAAGCCGGGCTGGCGGGCGTAGGTCTCGGCGATGCCGCGCGACATGGTCGTGACCGCGCCACACCCGGTATGCACGTAGGACAGCCGCACCGGGCGTACGAATCCCTGTGCTCGTTCCTCTTCGGACAGCACTAGGTACGCGGCGTTCTGCGGTGCGGGCTCGTCGTTGGCGCCGTGGCCGAGACGCGGGTCACTGGGATCGGTTACTTCGCTCACGGCGATCACCTCCGTCACGGTGCGGTGCAGACTGTCCAGCGTGGACGACGACATCGAGCCGTACCCGGCGCCAGCAGTGCTGTTCTTCGGTGAGCGGTGGGACGCCCCACAGCTCGACTACAACACTGTCCAGGTGGATGCCCCGGTCGGCCGGGCCTGCCTGCACTGCGGCGAGCCGGTCGAGGCCGGGGACCGTGGACTGATGCGGCTCACGATGCGCGGCACCCGAGAGAACCCCGTCGCCACGCAGGAGCCCGCGCACATGGAGTGCGACCTACGCATGGGGCTCGGCAGCTTGGCGCACATGGAGGGCCGATGCCGGTGCTGCACGGGTATCGACAGCGAGCCGTCCTCGTGGACCGCGAGGGAGGAAGCGCTCGCGGTGCTGGCCCACGTCAACCAACTGCGCGCGGCCGGTGGTCGGGCACCGATGTAGCCGGGCCCCTGGACGTGGCGAAGGCCCCGCCGAAGCGGGGCCTTCGAACGCCGTGGCTGCGCACGAGGCACAGCTCTGCTAGCCGAATGAAGTGGATTTTAGACACAGACCGGGGGCGAAGCGCCAGCACGGGCTTCTGCATCGGCGTGTCGCTTCGGCTGCCGGATCCGGACTGCGGTCGTGAGGGCCAGGTTCACGATGTCGCCAAGCCGGTACAAGGCGGTGTCGGTGTCCGGGTCGACGCCCTGTTTGACAAGGCGACGTTCGCCGGTCTCCTTGTCGTCGGTGTTGGCCCAGTTGCGGACCGTCTTCACCGACAGTGGGCGGCCCAGCAGATCCGGCAACGCACGTGAGGCCTCGGCAGCGGTGACCAGGTAGTGGGCCGATTCCTTGAGTAGCCAGTCCCGGCGTTCGGTGGCGTCGTACTGGGTGCCGCACTCGTTGCATTTGGCAAAGTCGTCGCCGGGGAAGCCGAAGACCTCGCCGCCGCATTCGGGCACGCACGGTCCGGCGTAGGCGCGGTCGGCGCCCCGGTCGACTGCCCATTCAGCTTTCCTGATCGCGTCGACAATCTGGGCGTGGGCTTGCCCGGCGATGTCCATGGTGCGCAGCAAGTGGTGGTGGCGGAGTAGCCAGTTCGCCGAGTCGACTGGCGAGTACATGACGTCTTCGGTTTTGCCGTGGTATCCGGCGATGGTGGAAACCCAGCCGCGTAGGACTGTGTGCAGTTCGCGGAGTGCTCCGGAGGCGTGTTCCTTCCAGGGCAGTGTTGTTGCGGAGCTGCGGACGGTGATGCCGAGGTTGCGTGCGGCGATCCGGTCGCAGCTGGCGATGGTGAGGTGCAGTTCGTCGACGAGTGTCCGGTCGGGATTGTTGTTGCCGTCGCGGGCGGGTTCGCAGACCTTGAGGAGTTCACGCCACAGTTCGTCGGCGCAGTCGGTGCAGAGGAACGCGTTGAAGGCGGGGCGTCCGCAGTCTGCGGTGCACAACCGTTCGGCTGTGGGCGCGGTGGGGTGGCGGGATTTCTGGGACACGGCGCACTCCTCGCGGTCGGCTAGTCCGGAGGGTAACTCCGAGGTGACGGAATCAGTCGGATCCGGGCTCGGACTGTGGTGAATCAGTCGGAGTCGAACTCATTCAGTCATGATATGGCTGGTCAGAGTGACTGAAAACGTTCACACTGGTTTCATGGAGACCGTGATAGGTGTCTCCCGCGCATGGGGCCGGCGGGACGGCACTGACGAACTGGCCAGCGAAGTCGACGGCGAAGACTGCCCGGACTGCGACGCGCACGCGGGCGAGCTGTGCGTGAATTCCTTCACCGGCAACCACACCCGTATCCCGCACCCGCGCCGACTTCGCGCGGCACACCGGCGCGGACCGATCACCAACTGTCCACAACGGGTCGAGGTCGTGGACGAGCGGCTAAGCCGCCGCTGGGCGGACTCGGCGTAGCTGCTCCACCTTGGACAGCTCCACCGCGGTGATGTGGTGCGCGCAGGCAGGCGCGTGTCGACTCGGCCACGCAAGGCATTCCCGGCCGCTCCGTGTGGTTCGGCCGCAGCGCCGCGGTCCGGGCGGGACGTCGACTGGCGCGAGTTCGAAGAGGTAGGCGGTCACACCTCATTGACGCTTACCGCGCCGGGCGGTGTCCAACCCGATCTCGATACCCTGGCCGTGGTCGTCCTGTTCGGGGTCAGCCGCAGTGCGCCCGGTCCTCGGGGGGACCGGGCGCTTCCACATTCACTGGGAGCGGCCTGACGAATACCGCTCGCGCAGGTTCTGCGGACCCCTCGACCATGACGTGCGGTCCGGCAGCACATGCTCCTCGCGAGACACAGGCCGCCGTGGACCCGGCGGGGAGCTGACGCGCGCGATGGCGATCTCGAAGCCGTTGAGGCCGCGGGCTTGCTCGGGATGCAGCTGAACCCACAGGTGGCCGTCAGCGAGGATGTGCGGGCGCTCGGATGCCGAGATGTGGTTGGTGTCGGCGGCTGCGGTCCAGGTGGCTTCGTCCATGCTGGTCATCCTGCGACAGGCCCGGCCTTGATCGCCAGACATGCGCGAGCGCCAGGCCCCATCGTCCGGTGGGATCTCCTGGCGCTCACTTCCAGACCTCACCGCGGTGGACCTGGCAACGGGTCGAGGATAGCCTCCGGGTGGGCGGGTTCGCTGCCTTCCCAGTCCAGGCGTCCGTGACGGCGATGCCCCCTCACCTGGACGCATTGGGCAGCAGGGTGTTCCCGCGCCGGGTCGTTGTCACGATCGGCACCGACGGCCAGCCCGTACAAGCCGGGCCGGGAACACCTTCACCCAGAACATGACGGTGCCCCCGAGATCACGCTTCTCGGGGGCACCGCGCGGCCTGCCCAGGCCAGAGGCGTAGTCAGCGCCTCGATCATCTACTCCGCACCCACCTGCCATCTAGAGGAGCAGTCTCGACGGTATAGAGCAGCCGACGACATGGGCAAGCTCGCTGCGAAACCCGGGACGTTCCTGGACGTCCACGGCAAGACAGGACGATGCCCCCGGACCACGAATCCGGGGGCATCACTGTGGTCCTTGGCAGGGACCGGTGTCCTCACGCACACCCAGTGCAACTTGGAGGAGATGGCCACGACGCTACGGAGCGGGCGCCGGATCGAGCAAGCTGGTGGGCGAAGTCGGAGCGTTCATGAACGTTCGCGACGATCATGAAGGTGCTGCACATTCGCAGAGTGGACACGATTCAGAAGGTGCCGGTCACCTGTCCCGTGGCAGTACCGGGATGTCGACACCGGCGTAGTCCCGTGCCAGCATCTCCAGCTCGACCAGCACAGCCTCGATCTTCCCGCCCTTCAGCAGGACCGCGAGCGCACCGAACACCTCGCCGAACGTGGTGACATCCAGGGACCCGTCAGCGCCGGGTATGGATGGGAACGCGTACAGCCGGGCGTCAGCCACGACGGCTCCTCGGGCAGCGGGGACTCAACGGTAGCGCGGCACTCCGACAAGACCTTGGTCGCCACGGCGCCTATCGAGCAGATCACTCGGGTGGCCTCATTGTGGTGAGTAGCACGTTGAATGTGATCTTGGAGCCATGGGGGCATTCCAACACGTAGACGGACGTGTAGAGCGTCTTTGTGGGGTCTTCAGGATCTTCCCTGCTGGTGGTGCCGGTCGAGACCACTCGGGTGTCAATGCAGCTGGTGAGGTGCTCGTCCGGGAACGAGTCGTGGAGGAGGCGGAACACCGCCACGTTGTCACCCATGCCGTCCATGGTGACACCGGGAACCGTCACCCGCTCGTCACCCATCATCCCGAACCACTCTGTCGACAGCGCATCCTCGATTGGAGTGTCCGCCATGGATGGTAGGTGTCCGGGGTGGTGTCCGGCCAGGAGAGTGGACGGGTGTTGGACGTTCTTGGACGGTGTGGACGATCCCGGACAGTCAAGCCGGACAGCCGGACAGTGGGTGCGGACACCCCGGACAACGGTGGACAACCCTGGACAGCGGGTGTGAACTCGCGTGGCATTTTATGCCCCGTGCAGGTCAGAGGGCCGCGACTGTCCTGGCTGGACACGGCCGGACAGTGCTACGGACACCCCGAGGACGACACCGACTCCCTGGACAGCGAGCGCGACGTGGTCATGACCGGCTGCTCTGGCGACGAACGCGGCTACGGCGGCCAGGACTTGCAACACCTTGAGGACACCCGCGGCTCGGGCTGTACGACTACTGGGGCGGTGGGGTTGTGGACTCATGCCGCCGAGCATCAACGACCCCGGCCAGCCCGCGCACAGATAGGAGAGTGAGAGGGCGGCGGGGACAAGAGGAAGTGGTGTTCATCCATCTGTTGGTCCCCGCCACCACGAGCACCGTACCGGGACGACACCGGGCTCACGCTGCGGCGCGGCCAGCCAGTTCACCCTCGGTCCATGCCTGCCGCCACAGCTCCTCCAGGCGCCCGACCGGGTCATGCCAGCCTGACTCGGTCATGTCCAGGCCGTCGTGGAGCCACTGTGCTGGCGGATCAGGGCAGGTGCCGTCGCCGACATGCACGAGTGCCCAGCCGCGGGCACGGAGGAACTCCTGGAACTGTCCCTGGGCGAGGCTCTCGCCGACGGCGTCGGAGATCGCCTCGCAGATCGCGTCGGCCGGGCGCTCCGGGCGCTGATCGACCTGACGGCGCCGTAGCAGCTCTACCTCGTCGCTCATGGTCAAAGTCCCAGCTTCTCGAGCGGGTTGGTCAGATTGACGAACAGCGTGATCACGTCCGCGTCGTACGGCCACCGCGCCACACCGCCGTCGATGTCCAGGTGGCAGAGGGTGCGGCTGGGCATGGTGTAGCCGATCTCCAGCGGAACTCGGCCAGGACCGATGTGGTGCGGCATGATCAGACGCTCGGCGTAGTCACGCGGGCATGACGGCAGCAGGCTCGCCGCCACGGTGCGCTCGACGAGGATCGGCTCGTCCCACTCCAAGTAGCCGTCCTGGTCGGCGCAGTTCTGATCGACATCGACGACAGCGCGAAACGGGCCAGGCAGATCAGCGACCGCCGCCGCGTTCTCGGCACGGCAGCGATCCGGCTGCGGCGAGGGCACGCGGCCGATGCGGATCTGTCCGTAATTGCCGACGTGCCTTCCTGCGAAGACGCAGACGAACGCGGCGACCTGGTTGAGCGGCCAGTTATTACGGGAACTCCGGAAGATCTGGCCGATCGTGTCCACGTAGCTGGCCTTGAATCTGCGCCCGGCTTTCAAGTCGGCGCGGACGCGGGCGAACTCGGCGGCTCCTTCCGGGTCGGACAGGATGCTGGAGAGCGCCACGTCTGCGGCTTGCTCGTGAATGGTGGTCATGGGCGGGGAACTCCTCGACTCGCGTGGGCAGTAGGCGTGCCACCAGCGAGCGCGGCGGCGACCAAGGTGGACGGGTCACGTTCGAGTTCGTCGGCGACGTGGTCGTAGAGCTGGGTGACGGCGGCGGAGGAGTGGCCGAGCGCGTCGCGGCGGTCTTCCAGCGTCGCGCCGAGCTCGCGGGCGATCGTGTTCCAGGTATGCCGCAGCGAGTGCGGGGTGATCCGGTGGGGCATCGGTACGCCGGCGAGCGCGGCCATGCGCTGCACGAGTCGGAAGACCTGGTGGCGGCTGACTCGGCGACCGTCCCGGGTCAGCAGCAGCGCGCGGTCGGCGTCCAGATTGCCCGGCGCAGGCGCAGGCCGAGCCGCGAGGTAGGTGTCCAGCTTTGCGCCGAGTTCGGGTGGGATGACGCGGTCGCGCATCTTGCTGCCCTTCATACGGACGGCGATGATGCGCTTGCCCTTCTTCTGGCCGAGGTCGTCCAGGTTCGCCCCGCAGCCTTCGGACACGCGGATACCGAGGTCCACCAGCAGTCCGAAGATCAGCGTGACGCACTCGGCGGTCAGCGTCCGTGGTGTTCCGGTCTCGCTCTTCGCTTGGACCGCGGTGGCCTGCTGGCGGTCGAGACTGGATGTGGGGGAGTGGGTGCGGTCGTACTTCGGGCGCTTGAGGTCCTTGGCCGGGTTGGCCTTCAGCACGTCGGCCCGGACGAGGTAGGTGTACCAGCTGGACACTGCGGCGAGCATGTTCGCCCTGGTGTTGGGCTTGTAGGGGCGCTTGGTGGTCGGACTGGTCATCGAGGCGAGGTGGACTCCGTACATCGTGATCTCGGGCAGACCGACGGTCAGCGGGTCGAGGTCGCGGCTGATGCACCAGTCGAGGTAGATGTTGAGCTGCCGCCGGTAGGACTCGCGGGTGTGCTCGCTGTCGGCCTGCTCGCCGAGCCACGCCATCACAAGCGCGCCGAGCGTGTGGCCCGTGCGGGTGCGCATGGAGAGCAGCGCGCCGCGCCGCGCGGCTGGTGAAGCTGGGTCGGCAACCGGGTTGATGATCACAAGGTCGGCCACGGATTTCCCTTCGTTGCGCCCATAAGCGTGATTATGCTCGGTTTTCCTAGGTGCCCCAACCGGTCCGCCCCGATCGGGCCGGTGGTCAAGTCCGTCCGGTTCGGACGGTCCCCCAGCGTGCGGTGCTGATCTACGCGGTGCCGACGTCGCTTTCCTCGGCGTCCATGACGATCGGGTCGTCCAGGGTGGCCGCCACGATGGTGACCACCTCGACATGCCCCCCCGAGCCTGTTCCTCGGTCGAGTACCGGTGGCAGTCCAGGTCCATGCTGCTGCCCTCGGCGAACACCATCGTCTCGAAGATCATCGGGATGCCGTCGCAGTGGCTGTGGTCCAGGCCGAGCCAGACGGTCGAGATGTCGAAGCTCTTGGTCGGGTCAGCTGCGCTGATCACTTTGGATCGAGCGACCCGCTTGTAGGTCATGTCTCGCAGGAGCCGCTCGACCTCTTGCATGTCGTTGATGGGGATGCCTGAGCGGTCGAACCAGAGGTCCATCGGCGCTGCCCTCTCGTGTCGATCTTGGTGGGGTGGTCCCCCGGTGTATCGGGTCCTAGGGGCCCGAACACGGTGCAACGGGTCGGACGATCAGTTCCCGTCGATCAGGTCGGCGAAGGCGCGCAGGGCAAGCGCCAGCCAGCGGCGCCCGTCCGGGAGCTGGTCCACGTTGCCGCCCTTCAGCAGCAGCAACCGGAACAGGGTGTCCGCTTGGGTTGAGTCGCCGTCAAGGTCGCGCTCTGCGGCGGCTGGCAGCAGCGCTTCGCGGAACTGGTCCACCGTGACGCCGAGGATGGTCGGGAGCAACCACTCCCGGTCGATGGCGTTGAGGGCTGCGATCACGGCAGGGGTGACGGCCTCCTCATACATGCTCCTGGTGATCTCGGGTGCGCGGAAGCCGCCGTCGGTCCTGGCCTTCACCAGGAGGTCGACGTCGAGTTCGCGGATGGCCTCCGTGACGGCCTCGTAAGGAAGTGCGATTCGGGACATGGGTTTTCCTCTCGTGTCGGTCGTGCCTGTGCAGGGCGGTCAGAACGGTGGTTCGTCGCTGGCACCAGAGCGTCGCCGGCGCAGGCCCTGCGTCCACTCTTGGACGCAGGACCGGATGCGCCAGCGGAGGATGTCGAGCCGGGTCGGCTCGCAGCAGCGGCCGCCGAAGTCGTTGCAGACGTAGCAGTCCGGCTCCTCCTTCACCCACACCGGGTCGTCGTCGAACCAGTCGTCGCGCTCGGGTTCGTCGTCGAACTCGTCCTGGAGGTCCTCGACTGACACGCGTGCCTCCTTCGTCAGTGCCCGGCCTTGGGTCGGTAGTAGGTGCCGGGCGGGAACTCCAGCGACAGGCCGAACTTGGTCTTGTCCTCCTGGAGCCCTTCTCCCTTGCCCCAGTCGACCTGGCCGAATCCCGCGTCGAACACGACTTGGTCGCCGCAGATGTCCTTGCCGCCGGGCTCCTCAGCGACCCAGCAGACAACCGGCAGATCATCTGAGACACCATCCAGGGCGGCGCGGAGCTGGCCGACGGTCCAGGCGTCGACCTTGTGCTCGAACTTCTCTTCGTCTTGGTTCATCGGCTGGGCCTCCTGTTCGAGTCGACCAGTTCGGCCGGGAGCAGGTTGTGGTCGGCCAGCCAGCGCTTGGTGACAGCTGTCTGGCGGCGTGCCGCGTCGACAGTGCCGGGGTCGAGGAGTGCGAGGGCGGCCGGGGTGTTCACGCCCCTGAGGAGGTCGAAGGTTGCGCGGTGAGCGAAGGAATGCGCGTCGAGCGCTGTCGTCTCGTCGATGGTGCCGTTGTCGATCCACGCCGCGCGCCTGCCCGCGGCATCGGCGACCGCTTGTTCGAGGCGGTGGACCTCGGCGCGGGCCGCTTCGAGTTCGGCGCAGCGCCTGTCCATGGTCGCGGTGAACGCCTCGGTGATGGTCTGCGTGGCCAACTCGACGTCCTCCGCGCTCTGCGGCGGCTGGACAGTCGTCTTCGCTCGTGCCATGACGGTCACTCCCCTGTGGTGTTGTTGACGGCCTCAGCCATCAGGACTGGAGCGGCAGTGACACGGGCGAACTCCTGCTGGCATGCGGGCACCCGGCACCATGACGCAGATGGCACCCCGGACGCGGCCCGCTGCATCGTCCACCGCATCGTCGTGTGACACGCCAACTTGCCGTCGCCGCGGAGTGCATGCCAGCGGGCGTTGCGGTCGTACAGCACACCCTCAGCGGCGGTGGGGAGTGGCCCAGCAGGCTCCTCGACAACCTCAGGTTGGGTAGCCTTGGCGCGGGTACGGGCGTTGCGGCGCTTCAACGCACGACGCTCGTCCTCGCTCGTATTGCCCCACACCCCGGCGTCCTGGCCGAACTCCAACGCGTACTCCAGGCAGGCCGACACCACCGGGCAACGGCGGCACACCGACTTAGCCTCAACGATCTGTAGCAACGCCGGACCACCGTTCCCCATGGGGTAGAACAGCTCGGGGTCCTCGTCCCGGCACGAAGCCCGGTGTCTCCAATCCATCACTTCACCTCGGTGATGGCGTCGACGGCCTCGTACACGTCCTCCGGCTTGTCCTGCGCGTAGTCCTTGAGCTTCTCCTCCTGCGCCTTCGCCTTGAATTCCTCGACCACAGGCAGCAGCACCTCGACCAGGCGCTCCGCGAACACGGGGTCGGTGTGCGGCACCGGGTACTTGACGAGCTGCCAGCCCTTGTCGAAGCCGAACTTGCCGTTCCAGCACAGGTTGATGCCCTCACGCAGTGCGATCGCCTCGACGGAGTAGGCGGCTGGTTGCGCGGCCATCATGCCCATCAGGTCGGTAGGTATCGGCGCGGAGAGGGCACCGATCGCGGTCAGGGAAACGCCGGCGTTGGCGAGGATCGTCGCCGCGGCCTCGTAGCCAGCGAGGATCTCTGGGTAGATGGCCATGGTGGTCACACTCCAGTCGTTGTGGTGGCGGATAGGTCAAGGCTGGTTTGGACGATGTAGTTGAGCCGGACAGCCAGCGAGGTCCGATGGCTTCGATCAGCGCGGTGCATCAACGCCGACAGGTCGTGTGCGACACCGATGAGCGGGTCCGTGCGGGGACGGCGCAGGACGACCAGGCTCCGTTGCGCAGGGACAGTGGGGAACTTGAATGCGGGCCCGGTCAAGTGGCGTGGTGTGACACCCTCGGGGCCGACCAGGCGGTGAAGCCATACCTCCACAGCCGCGTTGTCGGTGATGACCGTAATAGGGCGTGTGGAGGACAGAGCCCGGATCGCCAGCAGCGGAGCCAGCAACTCGGCCAACGTCGAACCCGCGTCGTGGGCGTCGGGCCGGGTGGGCAGCACCCGCCGCCACGCCTGCCAACGGCCGTCGCGGGTGACCGCGGCGCCAGTGATGACGCGCAGGCCCTTGGTGTCGGTGATCAGGCTGCCGTCGGTGGCGACGGTGATGGTGCGGGGCCCCTTGGTTTTGAGCAGGGTGGGGTCGCTGTGGATGGTGAACGACGAGTCCTTGTAGTCACGGCGACGCCTGCTCACCGGGACTCCTTGGCCTTGCTCTCCTCGCGGATGGCGTCGTGCCGCTGCCACAAGGCGACCAGTGCGGGATGGTCAGCGTTCCACTGGTCGACACCCTGCTGGTACCTCTTGGCGATCTCCTCCTCGGAGACGTTCCCGTTGCAGCGGTCGATAAACCGGTCCACGCTGCGCTGGACGTACAGGTGGCGGGCGTTGGAAATGTCGAGTACCTCGGCGCACATCTGCTCCTGGCGCTCCGCCTCCCACAGGCGGCGCAGGATCGGCAGGGATCGCACGAGCATCTCGTGGGCATCGGCGAACGGGATCTGCCCCGTATGGAAAGTCATGGCAGCCGCCACAGCATCGTTGGGGACCTTGACGATGACCTGGTCCATCACAACTCCTCCGGTTTGTTGTTGACCCTGCACAGTGCCCGGCAGCGCAGGCAGACCTCGCCGGTCTCGACTACGTCCGGTGGGCACGTACAGGGCTGGGAATGGACGAACTCCGCGACCCGCCGGAGCTGGTCGACGATCAGCGACCCGAACGCGGCGTCACCGTCCCGGCAGCCGAACCAGTGCATCACCGCGCCCGCGATATCGGACGCTTCCCCGACGAGGACCTCGTGGTCCTGGCCCTCATAGTCATCCCGGACCATCTTGACGGAGCCACTGAGGGCACGGAGGTCGTCACGGTCGCCGACGCTCATTAGGACACATCCGCGTCACAGGTGCAGTGCTCGGTACCAGCGAACGGGCATCCCTCAGCCGCGTCACCATTCAGTCCGGCCACCATGCACAGGTCCATCCCCGTCGGGTAGTTGCCGAAGTCGGCAAGGTACTGGCCGACCTGCTCCGCCTGATGAGGCGTCGTGATCGTGTGCAGCAGCCCCTCGACGGGTGGCTGGTGCGCGGACTTCTGTCCACGGATCGCTGCTGCCCCAGTAGCCCCGTACTTCTCTTCGGCCTCGGCGAGGCGCTGCGCGACGAGTTCCTGCTTGTTCATAGGGACTCACCCCGCAACTCGGATACGGCAGCCAGCTGAGTCGCGAGATCCGCATCCCCGAGCCCGAGAAGCCGGACGATCCGCACGTTGCGGTCCCACTCGCTCCAACCCAGGAGCGCCAGGGACGCATCGACTTCGAGGACGTTCGGGGCGCTCACGACGCGTCACCCCGCAACGACCGAACCTCGGCCAGCATGCGCTCCCTGATTGCGGTCCCTGCAATGCCGTCCGTGACGATCCCCGCCTCCACACAGCGGGCGATCTCCCGGTCGGTGAACACCTCGGTCGGGTACTGGTCGGCGATGCTCTGAAGGTGATCGGCGACTAGCGTGGCGACGGCGCGCTGGTGGTCTGGGCTGGCGGTGAGGGTCTTGCGGGCGGCGCGCATGTACGCGGTGTGCCAGTACTGCGTCCGCCCTTTCCAGGTCATCTTGGAGTCGTCGCCGTGCTCAACCTCGAACAGTCGCTGCGCCTCGGCCTCAACGTCGGCGAGTGACGGCTCGGGCTGCTCGGTCGGCTCGGTAAGCGTCTGCCACCGAGCGAGCAGCTTGCTGACCTCGGACCGGATCTTGCCGTTGGACCAGTTGTTGTCGCGTGCCTCGATCGCGATGCCGGTCATGACCGGTAGGAGGTCATCGGCAACGGTGACCTCCTGGCTGAGTCTGGACGTGGATCCCACGGGACCCTCCCTGCTGGGGTTCGGAGGTGGTGGTCAGGACAGGCTGTGGGCAACGACGAGGGCCAGGGACAACACCGCCACGACGGTGACCGCGGCCAGGATCAACGGCCAGCGGCGGCCTGCGGGTGCGGCGGCTGCCAGGACACGGAGTGCCTGCTCGACATCGGAGTCCACGTCGGCGTCGGCCGGGCTGGACGCGAGGGCGGCCTTGACCCTCACAGGCAACGGATCCTCGGTCTGGTCGTTGCTGGCGGTCATTGGGTCGCTCCCTGGCTGGCTGAAGTAAGCGGAGGGGGTGGCCGTTCCGGGCGGAGAGCCGAAACGGCCACCAGGCGGGTCAGTAGCTGGCCTTGGCGACAGCGAGGTCGGCCAACTCGGCGGCGTAGTCCCGGCGCCCCTGGGCGCACGTGCCATCGCAGTACTCGGTGTCGCCGTTGAGACTCGGGTGCCCTGAGCAGAAGTCGGCCAAGTTGAGCTCCGCACGCGCCGCGCATTCGGCCTTATCCGCCTCGTCGTGAGCCAGCTCGACCGCCTTGGCCATGATCTCCGCCTCGGTAACGTCGATCCGGCCGGTACCCACGGTCAGCGCTCTCTCGGCCGCCACGTGGGCGATGAAGCGGGTACGCATGGCGTTGTTCGTCTCGCTCGCCTCGGCGTGCGCGAGATCCAGGCATGCCTGCCGGTCGTTCAAGTCGCGGCACCAGCGAGTCGCCTGCTCGGAATCGCGCGTGTCCAAGAAACCGCCGAGGCCGTCGACACCCCAGTTGCGCCACACGATGCGGCCCTGCGCGGTGGTGCGGGTGGTGTCGATGACGGCGTACTTGGTGCCGCCGCCGTCGCACGTCGGTGCGCTGTACGACTCGACTGCGTAGCGGTCGGCGGTGTCGGTGGTGGTCATCTCGACTCCCTCGGTTGGCTGGCGGGTCTGGGTTGGTGTCCTGGTCTCGTCATGAGCGAGACGGCCCCGGCGGCCGGGGACAGGACTGGGGTTGTTGAGCGCCTCACGCGTAGTACCTGCGCTGTACCCACCGGGGCTGGGTGTCCACAGCGGCCCGGATGATCTCGGCAGGGGCGAGGCCCTGCTCGCGGAGTGCGCTCACCTTGAACGTGTCGAAGATCAGTTCGCGGCCAGCAGGGTCGATGAACGTCTTGCAGGGGTGTGCGTCGGCACTCCGGTTGCCCATGCCGATCAGGATCTCTTCCTGACGGTCGTGGGCGATCCACACGTTCGCGAGGACGTCGTGTTCGACAGCGATTTGCAGGGCGAGGATGGCGGTGGAGAGGACCTCGGCGGCGGGGCGGAGGGTGGCGATCATGTCGGGCTCCTTGCTGGTCGATAGTGGCTTGCCACTAAAGAATGGCACACCGGTCGACAAGTGGCAAGCCACTACGCAATACTTTCTGCATGAGCAACGAGCACGCCGACCCGCCCCTCACCGTGAGGCCCCCGCTACCAGTCCTCGAGGCAGCCAAGGACGCGCTCGAAAGCCGCGGCCTCGACATGCGCGGATTCGTTGTTGCATCCCTTGACGAACTCGCCGACGAAACCGACCAAGTGCTCGCCCGCCTCGCGCACCGCTGGCCGCCACCCAAACCCCGCGGCCAGCCCCGCCCACCGGCCGGCGTCATTTACGCATTCCGCACAGCCGACGACCCATCGACTTGGTACGGGCCGCTGGACGCCCTGCCAGCAGGCGAGTTCGAGACCGGAACCCTGGACTTCCAGCCGGTTGCACCGAACCGCTTCACAGGACAGTTGGAGGTGCGCTACGGGCCGGTCGACGATGACGTACTGCCCAGCTTCTACGCGTTCACGACGGTGGACGGGAAGCGAGTCAGACCAACGACTGAGGTGCACGGGTTGCTGTTCGGCGCTGACTAGCCTCGGACTGACTGCGCCGATCACTGGACGTCGCTCTGGATCGGTGGCCCCTCACGGTCATCGGCGCGCGGATGACCTCGGTCAGCCGGTGGCCAGCGGGCGTCGACCGCGAACAACAACGCCAAGTAGACGGTCATGTTGGTCCCGTGGATGTAGACGTCCGGACCGATGCCCTTGAGGAACGCCATCAGGAAGCCGACCGACTCGCCGGTGAGGGCAACGCAGATCAAGGCCAGCCCGAAGCTCGCGAGCAGAGGTCGGCCGGACCGGCTGAGTAGCGCCATCAGTCCTCACTCTCGGGGGTAGTGACGGGAGTGAGCCGCAGTGCGCCGCTCACCACAGCGTCGCCTGGGTCATAGCTGTGCGTGCCGACGGCTTGAACTCCAACACCGGCGGCTTCAACGGCATGTCCTTGGCCTTGGTGTGGAACCGCAGCGTCGTCCACGACGCGTCGATCGCCTGGCTGGCCGGGCGCACGAAGTACGCGACCGTCACCCCGGTCAGTTCGGCCAGGGCGCACAACTGCTTCCACGTCGGGTACAGGTCACCGGACTCCCACCGGTCGACGTCCGGCTCGCGTGCCCCGCAGGCTTCGTCCACGGCTGGCCCGTACAGGCCCTTCGCGTCCAGCGCGGTGGTGATGTAGTGCGGTACCACCAGTCCTGCCGCCCAGCGCCGCTGGGCCTCCTGCTCGCCGCGTACACGCCGGTACTGGGCGTTCTGCCGCTGCTGCGCCTCACGATGCTGCCGCCTGCGACCCTCCACCGTGGTAGCGGGCAGACGCTCGCCAGGGTGGCCCCACCGGCGTCGTTCGGTCTCATCGTCAGGCATCGCGGACTTTCCTCCTCAGCCGTCGCCAGCGGGCGAACCAGCCCTCCCTCCGCCAGCAACAGTCGCCCGGCATGTTGACGTACAACGCTCCCCGCGACACCCACGTCCGACCGCACGTGCCGCACTCCCACACGGTTCCCACCGGAAACTCCGACGACCGGGGCGGGATGCCGTAGTGGGTGCCAGGGAACGCGCTGCCCTCCTCGACGGGCTTCCACTCCCAGCCCGGCGCGCACGAGTGGCCAGTCGGCGGCCGGTACACGACGCGGCTCACGTGGCCCATCCTTCTTGCCAGCCGGGCACCTGGTGCTGGTACCGGGACGCCACGGCCTTCACGATCCGATCGCGCCGTGCATCCACACCGCAGTCACAGGGACCTCCAGCCCTGTCGTTCAGGCAGCCCGACCCTGGTTCGGCGTTGTCCTCATGCGGGTCGATGGCCTGCGCACACGAGTACCAGCCGTCGTCATCGAGGTAGAGGTGACGCCAGGACGAGACCTCGTCGAGGATGGCCAGGTCTGCGTCGCAGCCGTCGAGTACCGCCTGCGGTTCGTTCAGGCCGATGTGGACGCGGGCGTCGACCTCGTACACGTAGTCGACTATCCGGTCCATCGGGTGCTGGCCGATGATGTCGCCGCCGTCGACCGTCCACACCGCACTGCCCGTGGCCTTCTGTGCGGCCTCCGCAGCCGCGCGAACCGTCGCGATGGCCGCGGTCGTCCACTCCACCAGGTCGGTGTCAGCCATCGGCGTGCTCCTCTTCCGCGCGGGCCTTGTCGTAGTAGCGGACGGCATCCGCCAACGTCGGCGGAGACGGCGGGTCTTCGCCGAACAGTTCGGCGAGCTTCGTATCCACCGCATGCATGTAGCCACGCGTCAGTGCCACGCCCGCTAGACGCTGCATCTGTTCCCGGCTCACCTGGCTGTTCGGCGGCAAGCCCAGGATGGACCGCCACTCATCGTCCAAACCGAGTACCTGTGCGACGTCCTCGCCGGTCAGTGTCTCGTCGGAGCGCACTGTCCATTCGGGGATGTCCACGACAGGCCATTCGCGGTTTGCGGCTTCAGCGGCTTCCTGGTCGCGCAGGTAGGCGCGGGCCTGGAACCAGTACTCGAACCCCTGCTCACGGCGTACCCGCTCCAGCCGGAGAAACCGGGCGGTGGCGCCAGCCGCCCACGCCAAGTCGACGAGCTCGGGCGGAAGCTTTCGGGAGTCGACCACCGTGAATCCCTGATAGCAGGGTGTCTTCGGCTCCCCGGCGTGGTAGGAGACGACGCTGTTGACAGGCGGGTCAGGCTGACGGGGCTGAAGCATCGGCACCCGGCACCTCCTCGATGTCGGTGACGGTGAACTGGAGTTCGGCGCCGACCGCCAGGGCGTAGCGGGAGATGGAGGACAGCCACGGATCGCCGCCGGTCCGTTCGAAGTCGGACACCTGCGACCGCTTCCACCCGCACCGCTCGGCAACCTCCTTCCTCGACAAGCCCTTGCGGTGGCGTACCGCGACCAGGTCGTAGATCAGCTGGCCGTGCGCCTCGGCGAGCCGCTGGGCGTGCTGGTTGAGCGGATCGGTCATGTCGATGCCCAAGAGTTCGTTCAGGTCGGTCACTTCAGGGCCTCCCGGATTGTCAATGCCAGCTGCACCAGGTGCCCGTCGGCCTCCGAGATGCGGTCGAACCAGTGGGTGGCCGCATCCCTGAACGCGGCCTCAAGGTGCTCGGCGATGGCCGGGTTCATCGCTGCGATCCACGCCTTGTCCGGCTTGTTCGGCGCCCAGTCGTCCGTGTCCGTCTTGAGCACGTTCGCCGGGTGCGCAGGTGTCCCGCCGAACTCCTGCTGGTGCACGAGCTCCACACAGCCCCAGCCGTCCTGCCAAACCCACGGGCCAAGCGTGGCGGCTGTGGCGGCAGCGTGGAGCAGGTCGGCGGTTTCCCGCAGGACCAGCCACGGCTGATCAGTCATGGTCGCCGCCGGTCAGTTCCAGGCCGAGCATGTCCAGCAACTGGCGGCAGTCGTCGGCGTCGAGTGAGTTGTCGGCGACCCGGAGAGCTGCTGTACGGGCCTCATCGGGCGAGTTCTTGATCATCGACTTCGGCTGGTTCACCGCCCACCTCGTCGCCGCGCACGGATAGAACGACGCCGACACGCTCTTGTCTCGTTGGTCAACCACTGGCCACCTCCTCCGGTGTGAGCGCAACCCGTGCGGCCTGCACGGCAGCCTTCAACCGGGCCTTGACCGCCGCGCCGTTGGTGATGGTGCAGCCGCGTCTGACTTCACCGTCAGGGATGCACCTGTTCGCGGCCAGGCACGCCATGATCAGCTCCTGGATGACTGCGAGGTTCGGGTTCTCGGCCTCCATGCGCTTGCGGACGGCGGACACCACTTCACCCATCGCCGCCAGGTCTTCCGGTGACGGCGGCATCGAGCCCCGGACGATGATGATCTCTTCCTGCCCGTCGACAGTGACAGGGACGGGACGGCATTCGTCAGCCACCACCGGTCTCCTCTCTCGGTATCCAGATCTCCCACATGCCGCAGCCGCCGCAACGGGTCTGGATGTGCGTCCTGCCCATCTCCTGAGCCCAGTCGTGCCAGATGCCGTAGTCGCTCGGTGCCGGGGTGTGCTGCTCGACCTGAGGACACACCGGCACAGGCTGGCCGGTCACTGGGGTCTGCCTTCCAGGACAGGGATGCCGGGCTCGTTCGCGATGCGCTCGATCTCCAGCGCGAGCCCTTCGAAGTGCGACCGGCGTGCGGGCGATAGCAACGAGGCGTGATCAGCCACCAGCACGCGGAGAACGGCGACCGCGGCATCCCGCGCGCCCTGCCTGGCGTAGTCATCGGCCGGGGTGGTGGGGATGAGCGCAAGGGTCGCGGCTTGAACGAGCCGCTCAGCAAGGTCAGCCATCGCCAACTCCCGCCAGCTTGGCGAGCCGCCGATACTTCTCGACCGTGGAGTGCCCGTCCCACCGTGCACGAGGATCATCCGCGGCCACCTGCTCGACATGGCCGAACAGGTCCACGTCCTCAGGGGACAGATGCCACGAGCACTGGCCCTGCGGGGTATTGACGTACACCACAGGCCACTCCGGCTCCGCAGGGTCGCTGTAGGCCCACACCGACGGGAACAAGGACGCCAGGACGGCGACAAGCCGAGCACGTTCCCGGTACACCACGCGCTCCTGCTGCTGCGCGTCGTGCAACTCTTTCGCCAGTTGCCGCCAACGTGGCGACTCGAACGCGACCAAGGCTGCGATTGCAGCGATGGTCTGCCGTTCGCCGCCGGACAGGTGGATCTGTCGCTGCCCTCGCCCGATCATCTCGACTGTGTTCGGCCCGAGGCTGATCTTGAACTCGCGTAGTGCCTCAGCGGCAGCGTCCACCACATCGAGCGGGGCGTTCGGTGCGGGCGGCCGCCACCCGGCGACGATCAGTGCGTCCACGACCCTCGTCGCGTTCTGACGGGCATTCCCAACCTGCTCACCCCACAGAGCCGTAGTGCCGGTGCGTACGCCCGCGTCCCTGGAGGATTCCTGTTGCTCAGGCATCTCGGTCCCCGTCCTGGCTGTCCAGGATCAACCGCACCTGCTCGACAGCGGTCGGGCTGTCCAAGATCCCCAACGACACCGGATCGGTTGCGCCACCCAGTGCTGCCAGGACCGCGCCGAACGCGTCGATGACGTACCCGAATTCCGCAGTCCCTCCACCCGTCACGTACTCCTGGTGATGGCACGCCACCACCGCGGCGATCCTGCGGCGCTTCTCGGATTCCTGGTACGCGGCGGGCAGGTTCCCGCCTGCGTCCTCCAGGACCCGCGACGCGTTCGGGCCGCCCTCAGACGGCGGTGTGGACGGGGCAGGCAGTGTGTGTTCGAAGCCGACCAGGGCGGCCAGCCAGAACTCGTTCCGGTAGTCGGCGCCCGCGAGTTGGTCTTGGCGGCCGACCTGGTACACCAGCGCGAGGTGACCGTGCAGGCTGTCGAGCGCCTCGACGGCCTCGACGAGGTGTTTGGCGTTGTCGGTGTCGCGCATGAATCCGATGATCTTGCCGCGCGGTGCGTTGTCCTTGTGCGAGTAGAGAGTCAGCCCCTCGGAGGCTTCTGACGTGCCGGTGTGCCACGGGCGCGGACTGGTCGTCATGCTGGGTATCCCGTCGTGGTGGTGTCGTTGAGGATCCGGATCACCGTCGTCCTCTCTTCGTGGTGGCACCCGAACCGTGCGGTCCGGTGCCAGAGCAGCCTGGGCAGTAGTCCTTGCCGCCCGTGTGACTCAGCCAGCCGAGCTGGCCAGCGGCCGACCGGGCGGTCTCGACGTCGGCGGCTTTGAAGCTGGTCCGGCGGGCACACATCGAATGCGCGTCGTGGGCTCGATCGCACTCGAGGGTGATCAAGGCGGTCATTGGCGTGCCCGTCCTTTCTTCTCAGCCAGCAGCGCAGGAGACATCTCGACCAGCACCCCCGCCTTGTCCTCGATCTCGCTGGCCGACTGCGGTGCAGGGATCCGGGACGGGTCCTCCGGGGCCAGGCGGCGACGTAGGCGGCCGTCGGGGATTTCGTCGTACTCGACACCCTTGCCGTCCCGGAAACGGCGCATGCGGCGAACCTCAGGCATCGGGTACCTCCGATGCGGCTCGTGCCGCGGCCCTGTCCAACTCGACTGCCTTCGCCGCAGCAGCCCGCGCGCTAGCTCCGACCCCGGCCTTGTAGCCCTCCCGCCAGGCCTGGTTCCGACTCGCCAAACCCTCCACACCCGGCCGGAGCGTGGCGGCGAACTCCCGCAGGCCATCTCCCGGCAGGCGCCCACCGTCGCCACCGGCGCCGAGCAGTCCGTGCTCATACGCCCACGCCACCGCCTGGATCCGGCCAGCAGCACCAGTCGCCTGGTAGATCCGTCTCGCATGAGACCTGACCGTGTACTGAGACAGACCGAGGACCACGGCGATCTTCTCGTCGTTGAGTCCCTGTGCGATCTGGACCAGCACCCTCAACTCTGGTGGGGACAGCGGTGTCCCCAACCGCTTACGACTGGCCACGGCTGCCACCTGCCTCGCAGTCGTCGCCGGGTTGCTGTGCGTCCTCGTGCTCGCGGTACCAGTCGCAGGCCTCTGCCATCGCCATCACGTGAGCACCGGAGCGGCGCGGTGCCCGCTTGATTGCCTGCTGCAAGTGGAGTGGGAGTCGTGCCCAGCAGCCACCGCAGGCGAAGAACTGGTGGGGCACCATGCGCTCACACTTGCCGGGGCAACGATGCATGCGGGTTCGGCTAGCCACGATCCCTGCCTTCCTGTTGTTGCAGGCTCTGTCGAGCCCGCGCCAGCAACCGCCCCACGGCCGATGGTCCGATAGCGAGCAGGCGACCTACCTCGCACCTGTCCAAATCCCACACAGTGCTCAGCAGGACGACTTGGCGCTGGCGTCTCGGCAGTGCCCGTGTGATCTCCATCAGGTCATCGACACCGAGGCGTTCGCGGGCGTCATCCTCGGCGGAGGGGCTGACGTTCCTGGCGTCGGCGGTGGCGCGCAGAGCTGCCACGGTGTCCAGCGCACGGCGAACAGCACGCCGTGCGTCAACGATTTTGTGGCTTGCGATGCCGAACGCGTAGCCCAACTGTGTGCCAGTGACGGGCCCGTTGGCCTGTGTGAGAGCCAGCAGCACGTCTTGCGCGATGTCCTCCGCTGAGATCCCGTCCGCGCACTGCCACCGGCGAGTGCAGTAGGCCAGGATCTGCCGATAGATGTCCCCGGTGCGCTCACGGGTTTCGACGCACTGCACGCTCACCTCTGGCTCTTCCCGTCTGAGGAAGGGCTGCCGGTCTGGACCGCGCGTTCGTTGTCCATCTCGTCCTGCCACGGCTGCCCGTACTGCACGTACGTCGACTCGTCCTCGTCCTCTGTGCTGTCCCCGCCAGAAGAGAGCGGTGTCCACGGGTCGACAGACGGGGCCGACCAGCCTTCGAGGACGCCCATTGCCGCGCCAGCAGCACCACGCGCAATGTCCTCCGTGGACATCCCGCGCACATTCTCGGTGTCGAGCCAGGATTCGATGCCCAGTCGCAGTCCCTCCTCCGCGTCGGCGGGGATGGCCGGTGCCTGCTCCAAGTTTTGGAGCAGCTTGGAGCTGGCTTGGAGATCGTCGGCCAGCTCCGTGTCGTCTTCGGTACCGACTCGTTTGCCCTGCCACATCTCGACCAGACGGCAGATCCGGGTCCACTTCCCTGCGTCCTCGACGGTGAACAGCCAGCCGACCTGCTGCCGCCAGTTCTCGGGCAGCACCACCGCGTCGGCAGGGATGGCCGGGCGAGACGCCCCCAGCAACTCGCGCCGCAGCCGCTCGCCTTCCACCAGGAGTTCGCCGCGGTGCCTGTGCGCCTCGTCCCGCTGGCGGGTGAGCCGGTCGGCTTCGCCAGCGAGGCGCGTGTTCTCGGCGGCAAGGTGGTGGTCGTCCACCAGCGGCATCACGCCGTCAGCCAGCGCCAGGTAGTAGTCCATCTCGGACTCCCATGTGCGCGGCAGGCTGTGGTCGTGGAGGCGGAGAGCCTCGGCGATGCGCGGGCGGAGGTCGCCGTCCACAGTGGGCGCGGCCGGGGCCTGGAGCAGGTAGCCGGCAGCCCCAAACGCATCTGGGTCGGGCTCGGGCATCGGAGCACCGTCCACCGCCGGAGCGGCAGCGGCGCGCTGACCGAGCTCGTAGCCGTACACCACGGCCAGATCCACCGGCAGCTTCGGCTTCGGATGACCGAGTACGAGAGCCACCTCGGCGAGCGGCTGGATCGGCCAGCCCGCGACGTGGTCCGAGTGGACCGGATCAGAGCCCAGATGATCGTTGGCGACACCCGTCAGGCGCTGCCACCTGCAACCCTCGTACGGGCCGCAGTAGTCCGAGGCGTCCACGGCGATCCTGCGGCGCGCATCCGGGCTCTTGGGGTTGTCGTGGAAGTGGATGCGCACCGTGCCGATCGGATCCTCGGCGGCGGTGGTGGCCGGTATGGCAGCCGGTATGAGATCGGGGCGTTCGTCGGTCATCAGTAGCTTGCCTCCAGCATCAGCACTGGGATCGCGTTAGGTGCGGTCGGCTCGCACTTCAACCCGAGCCAGCCGAGTGACTCCTCCAGGCAAGGCGGTAGTCCGAAGTGTTTGCAGTCCTCGTGGAACACATAGCCCTCGTCGTCCTTCTCGTGCAGGCACTTCTCGCCGCAGCCGCAGTTGTCGATGACCTGCCACCACTCAGGTTTGTATGAGACGACGTCCTTCATGCGGGCCTTGCAGATCTCGCGGACGTAGCGACGAACGGCGGCGATCGCGCGGCGTTCGTCGTGGGTGAACGCGGCGATGCCCATGTCATGACCGCCGCGATGCCGCAGATGGCTGCGACGCCGATTCCGCCTGCGCGGAGTTCGGAGTCGTCGCGTCGGCGGTGTGCCACGATCGCTGCGAATACGGCGATGGCGGCGAGGACGGCGGCGACGAAGAGCCAGAACACGTGAGTTGCTCCTTGCTGTGGGGCGGGAAGTTGTTGGGGCTACATCCAGTTGGGGGCGACGTAGGCGGTGAGTGCGGCGACGAGGAGGAGCAGGGCGATTCCGATCGCGCCGTACGCGAGCTGTCGTCGGCCGACGAGGACAAGCCACACGGCCCGAACGAGCCGGTTCCGGCGTTTCGCGCGGGGCTCGGGGAGTTTCTGCTCGCTGAGGTCGGCCAACTCGGGATCGTTGGTGATGCGCCTGAACGCGGCATCGATGTCCGGATCGCTCACCCCGCGACCTCGGAAGCCTGCTCGGCGGCGTCCGCCTTCTCGATGGGGAACTGGGCGACCGCGGCGTGATCCGGGGTGTGCCGGCCTGCCTGCTCCCGGTCTGCGAGGAACGCGGTCATCGTGGCGTTGTGATCCCGCAGCAGGGTGTCGAGCTGTGTGATGACCTGGGCGAGGTTCGCGATGCCGTAGCTGGTGGCGAGCTGGGCGGCGACCAGGACATCGCTGGTGATCGCGAACGGGTTGTCGGCGGAGATGGCACGGAATCCGGCGGCGGCGTAGTCGGTCCACTCGATTTGGGCTGCGCGGTAGTCGGGGCTGCCGACCGCGGCTTCGGCGACTTCGCCGTCGACGTGATCGGTGTCCTGGTCGACGCGGTGCTCGGCGTGCTCGGTGGTGGTCATCAGGTGGTGCTCCTGTCGTCCTGGTCGGTGGTGTAGCAGCGGAGGAGGTACACGGCCGCGGCCAGCGGCGTGATGGCGGCGAGTGCGAGATGGGGCCACTCATGGCCGTCCTGAAAGTCCAAGACCTCCTGGACGGACACACCGATGGCCAGCAGGAGAAACAGGGCGTCGCCGGGCGCGAACTTCGGCTCAGGGCAGGTCAACAGGCGGGCCCCGTACAGGATGAACGCGGTACCGAACGCGACCTCGGTCACCAGGTGAGGCAACGAAAACGAGTCAGCGAACGCCACTTCCCAGGCTTCTTCGCAGATCCCGAGGAACAAGGCCACGGCGCACACGACGGCGACGGTGCGGAACCACCACCGGCCGCTTGCCGCGTCAGCGATGGGTGCCAGCACGCGGTACACGGCGGCGTCCGCTCGTTCGACGGGCAGGTCCCGGAGGTGGTGCGGGACCACGCGGTGACGGCCGCTGTCGGTCACTGCCGGTCGGGGTGAGTCCGCGGGCTTACGCGGGATGGCGAGCGTCACGACACGGCTCCCTGTGCAGTGGTCGGGGCGGGCAGAGGCGGGATCCGGAATTCCCAGCACAGTCCCGGATCGATCACGCAGTCTTCGTCCTGGCAGGCGCCCATCAGCCGGCCACCGCGCGCGGCGAGAGCAGCACGTACTCGCGGGTCGTGGCGGACCGGCGCAACTCGGCGAGCGTCAGCGGTGCCAAGTCATCGATGCCCTCGAACATGTACTCGCCGGTGCCAATGTGCCTCCACTGGCCGCGGTCGCCGAGGATCACAAGGTCCGGCCACTGTGGAGCGGCGGGTTGCTGGGCTTCGAGGACGGCGAGTTGCACGAGTGCCGATGCGGCCTGCGCCATCACGGTGAGCAGGTAGTCGGGGATGTCGAGAGGGTCTTCCAGGCTGTCCATCACAACTTCGCCCAGGTCCGCAAGTCGGTACAGGAGCCGCTCGGCGCGGGCCCTGTTGTTCTCGTCGGACAACGGCTCGTCCGAGCCGCTGTGATCGTCTGTGGTGGGCTGTGTGGTGTCGTCGGCGGTCAACGGGTGTCTCCCGAGTGATTGAGGGCGCACAGAGGCGCTGAGGACTGGGAATCGGGCGCGTGGGTTGTCATCCGGCGTCCCGCACGATGCGGAGGTGGTCGCGCTTCTTGAGGGGGCGCAGGGCTTCCGTGGCGGACTCGAAGGCCGTCAGGTCGTGGACGTCCGTCGGTGGTTTCGTGACGGCGTCCTGGACGTCGCGGGTGACGCCCTTGGCGTCGAGTGCACGGCTGATGCCTCGGATGCAGGCGGCGTTGGCGAGGCTGGGCTCGTCGAGTGCGATGCGCCAGCGTCGGCCGAGTTCGTTCAGGAGTGCGGGGACGCCCCACATCGACCAGTCGGTGGTTTGCTGCCGGTGCCTTGCGGGCGCGGGCTCGTGTGCGTACACGCGCTCGTGTGTGCGCGATGGGCAACTCTCAAGATCACCTTGAGTGGTAGAAAAAACATCTACGTAGGCCGCCCCAGTTTTCGTTTCGCGGGGGGTCTGGGGGCGCGCGAATGCGCCCCCAGGTTCATGGGTGGTTCCCTGGGTAGTTCCTAGAAGACAGTGCAGGTCCCCTGTCCGGGATTCTGAGTCCCGGATGTCCGGGCTGTTGAGTCCCGGACACCGGGACTCAGAATCCCGGACGTCGACCCCCGTGAGGCCCCCGTCAGTGCCCTCCACTGCGATGGTTGTCCGGGATTCTGCGTCCCGGACAACCAGCATCTGCGGCAACTCATGTCCGGGATTCTGCGTCCCGGACAAGGCGGCCCCAGGCGCGGTCGCCTTGCCCTTCGCCCGGTACACCCGGCGGTACTCCCGCTCGGCCCTACGCCGCGCGGCGTCCTTCGCCGACAGCTCCTTCTTGTCCTCCATCTCCGGGCGCTTCAGCGAGATGGCCAACTTCCACTGCGTGTGGCCACTCACCTCGCCGTCCTCGGCAATCAGGCCGCCGTCCTGGAGCCGTTTCAGCGCCCGCTTGATGACCCGCGTGTCGAAGCCAGTGGCATACCGGATGCGCTGGATCGAGGGATACGAACCGCTGCCGTCCTTGTGGGCGGCCTCGGCGAGCACGACCAATACGTGCCGGGACGTGCTGTCCGGCAGGCCCTTGTCGGTCAGGAGCATCGGCGCGTCGAACAGTGCCCACTTCACGACGTCACTCTTCACGAGCCACCACCGGCTGTGGTGTGCCCACTGTCCGCACTTGGCGGCACTGGGATGGTGCGAATTCCACAGTGGACGTCCTCTTCTAACGGTGGTGCAGGACCGGGGTTCACTCGGTCCCGGATGTCGCAGGGCGCCAGCAGCACCAACCACAGCGGCGTTCATGCGGCGGCCTGCTTCGAGCCACGCTGAGCCGCCGCTGCGCTGCACAGACCGCATCGGCAGCCGTGCTCGTTGTAGGTGGCCCGCTTGCCGTGCCTACGCTCGGGAAGCGGCGCCACCAGCACGCCGTCGACAAGGACACGCAAGGCATATCGCTTGTGGCGGCGCTCCTTCATCCCCGAGACGCACTGCTCGCAGCGGCAGCCGTAACTGACGTAGGTGTCGTACCTGCCGTGCAACTCCGGGCGGACCGGGGCAACCAGGCGGCCATCGATCTCGACCCTGGCGGCGTACCAGAACCTGCGGCGCTGCTCCCGCCTGGACACGCTCTTCACACGCCGGGACGACGCCGCTGCACGGGCAACCGGCTGGTACGGGACCTGGATCGGCCCGGCAGGCAGTCGGCACCGCCACTCGTCATGCTGCACGAACTCGCCCAGCACGAGCACCCCGTCCGGGTAGTGGCAGACGATGCATGGGGCGCCACCCAAAGGGATCATCAGTTGGTACCGCCGTTCGTCTCGTTGAGTCGGGAGCGCTCTCGCTGAGCTGTCCGGCGGGCGCGGATCTGCACGATGCCGATGTAGGCCGACGCGACGGCGAGAAGGACGAGCTGGAGAACGAGGACCTTCACGGCGCCTCCCCGATCGCGTTGACCGGCTCGGTGTTGTCTGCGGAATCCGGTGCTGTCGTGGGTGTCCGGGTGCCCGTGGTGGTGAGTAGGAACCAGCCGTCGGCGAGCTTCACCGGCACGTCGGCCGGGTCGCGGAGGTCCTCGCGGATGAGTAGCCCTTCGAACTCGGCGTCGGCGCGGTTCCCGTTGGTCACCGTGATGCCCGAGTGGCACGGGCGGCACAGCACCAGAAGGTTCACGGGGCTGTTGATCTCAGGGCGTGTGGTGCCGCCGATCTTCCGGCCGCGCCGGTGATGCACGTCCAAGCGGCCAGCGCGCCCGCAGCGTTCACAGGTGCCCTTGGCGCGCTCCGCCTTTAGCTGGTCCTTCAAGTCCTTCGACGGGCCGGTGTCACGCGGGCGCTTCCGTGCCGTGGGCTGGTCGCCGTGCAGCAAGGGCGCGGCACGGCCGAACGCCGCCTTGCGCACCAGCGGGTTCAGCGACTTCAGCCCGGTCTTGCGCTGCAACTGACCGGATGGCTTCAGGCCGGCGGTTCGGCGCGGCATCGGCGTCTGCTTCATGAAGCCACTGCCATCAACTCACGGGCAGTCGTCCCGCTGCACCCGACGAGCTTCGCCAGCGCGGTAGCACCTCGACCGTCCTGTTCCACCCGGCGAGCGACGACAACACGTTCGGCGTGCGTTAGCGGCCTTCCGATGTTCTTTCCCGCCAGGCACCGCTCGATGGCGATCTCGTCAACTTCGTCGTGGTCGCTTGCGACCTCTGGCGTGGCTGACGGGTCGTCGATGGTGTCGTCGTCCCACGCCATCGGCGGCAACCAGCCAAGAGCGCGCGCACGGTTGCGTGCCTGGTTGAACGAGATCAGCTCCCGATGGCCGGTGGGTGTCGGCGGTTTGTCCCAGAGCTGTTCGTAGAGGACGCCCACGGACCGTGCGGTCGAGGCCAGCACCTGGTCGCGATTCAGGAGCGTCATGAAGTTCTGAGGGGTCCTGTTGAGCCTGTGGGCGAGCTTGCGCTGTGAGTAGCCGATCGCGACGAGGGCTTGGAGTCGACGGCGTGTACCGGTCGCGTCGGTCGGTGTACTGGGCGCAAGGTGGTCTGGTTCGGGCAGGACCGCGAGGATCCTGCGTGCGGTGTCGTGTCGAACTCGCTTGGACGGCGCCATGTTGCGGGCAGCTTCGCCGTAGACGAGCTTCGTCAAGGCGCCGTTCGAGACACCGGAGAGCTTCCTGAGCTGTCTGCGGCCAACGCCGAACGCGGCCAACTGCTGGACGTGCGCGCGGACCGGGGCGGCGTCGGTGTACCGCTCGCGGCCGTAAGCGCGCTGCCGGTTCAACCACGCCGCGTACACGCTGTTGTCAGCTCCGCACACGTCGCATCGGCACTTCTCGACCACGTATTTCACGCGGCCATGCGGGCGGTCAGCCACTGGTGATCACCTCCGTGGATCGGCGGTGCCACCGGATTGCCTCGACAACCTCGGGGCCGAGCGCAGAGCGCAGCGTGCGGTTGATGTCCGCGCCCCGCAGGAGAGCAGCCAGGGCATCAACTGGGACTGGGACCGCCCACAACTTCTTGGCTTTGATCTTGCGGGCCCGCTTGTCGCGGGCGTTGGCGTCCAGACACGGGATGCATGCCTTCGTTCCGGCCCGCCGGTGCTGGCCGTATCCACGCTGGGTGCCGTGTTCGCGGACCACTGGCTTACGCATCGGCGTCTCCGAGCGGGAGGAGACCGTGCTTGCAGGCCAGGTACACCAGGTTGCTGCGCTCCCGTGCCTTCAGACGTGGCAACGCGCGTTTGACATGGGTCTTGACGGTGACCTCGCTGATTCCCAGGCGCCGGCCGATCGCATGGTTGGTGAGTCCCTCGGCGATCAGCGGTAGGATCACGGTCTGCTGCGGTGTGAGAAGCCCTGCGAGGAGGTTCCGTTCCTGTTCGTACTCGTCGACCGTCAGCTCACCCTGGGCACACCGACGCCGTCCTGCAACGAGGTCACCGCGGACGCACGCCCGGTACACCAGGTTCGTGCGGTCTCTGGCCTCCCACCGGGAAATGACGTCCGAGACGACCCGCTTGATGGTGTCCTCGGTGAAGCCGACCCTGGCACCGATCCGCTGGTTGGTGAGGCCATCGGCGATCATCTGGATCAGCCCGGACTGGCGTTCGGGTAGCCGGGCCCACGCGGCGCAGGTCAGGTTCTGTTCTGGCATCAGCAATCCGGGCATGGGAACGCCCCTCTCTGAACCCACACGATCCGTTTGTCGTTGCAGGTCTCACACTTGGGCTTGGTGGCCTCGACGGTCACCTCGACCGTGTCGTCCTTACCCACCGGTCACCGCCCCGCTGCGTCGAGCCATGGCGACGGCATCAACCGTCAGGTGGAAATGGCCGTGCCGGGACCTCGGGCACCGGTACGCCCGCATCGGCTGACCGTCGAGTGCCTCGAAGTCCTGTGCAGCGGACTCAGCCGCATGCCTGTGGGGATAGGTGACCTTGCCGTCGTCGCTCCGGGACTGTCCCCTCACAGCGCCATCGGCCCGTTCCTTGGGGGTGGGGCTGCAAAACTCTGGCCGCCCAGACGCATGGAGCCGGGCGTACCGGTCGATCACTGCGCGGCGTGCGGCCTTGATGTCCGTCATGGCGCCACCACCTCGGGCAGGTGCACGTCGACGATCGACCGCTTCCGCGGCTTCTTGCGCGGGGCGTCGGCGGCCTCGTAGTCGGTGCACGCCGGGAACCAGGCACGGATATCCGTGCCAGCACCGAAGGAATGCCGGGGCCAGTGACCGCTCTTGTCCGCGCCGTAGGAGCACTTCGGGTAGGACCGGGTGTGGCCGTTGATCGTCTGACGGAATCGGCAGGTACCGCAGCGGAGCCCGGAGGCATCCCGGTCGTCGGCCGGTGCCGCGTCGGCGTGCAGCTTGATCTGGTAGCCGAGCGCGCAAGTGAGCGGGTGCAGGCCAGCGGTGAGGTGTTCGGCCTGCCGCTGGGTTCGACGACGGTCGTTGGACAACTTCGGTTCCGGGTCGCCGACCGGCGGTGGCTCGATGTCGAACAGGGTGTCAGCCATCGCTGTCACCGTCCTCGGCGTCCGGGAACGACACGATGACCGTTGCCTTGGTGATCAGGTCGTCGACGCGCTTGGCGTCCTCGTCCGAGATTTCTCCGCCCTCGCAGTGCTCATCGGCCATCTCGAAGATGGTCAGGTACTCGATGTCGCGGGCGTGGTCCAGGATCAGCGTGGTCGCATACTCGCGGAGCTGCTCGTCGGTCATGTCAGACATCACTGCCCACCGCCTCCGGCAGGGGCACGTCGACGATCGACCGGCCGAGCATGACCTCGTCGGGGTCCTTGGGCTCGTAGCCGTCGTCGTCCAGGCCGTACTCGTCGACCAACTCCCGGAGTGCCCCGACCTCCGCGATCAGCGCGGGAACATCAATGGCGTTCGCCTCCGAGAGCGGTGTTTCAGCCGTCGTCTGCACCGACTCGTCGTACTGGGCAATGCCCCACACGATCGCCTGGCACGCCCACAGGAACCACCAGTCGTAGTCGCGGAAGTCCCACTCCCACGTGTCCTCGAACCGGAAGCCCTCGTACTCGAAGTCGTCAAGGAACGCGCGGGCGTTCACTTCGTACGACAGGTCGTAGTCCTCGGCCCGCGACAGCAGCGCCTTGCTGGTGCCAGGCGGGACATTCCCGTCACGCACGAGTTCCAGGTAGTGCCCTTTCATGGTCTTGACAAACAGGTCCGCGTCGAACTTCTTGAGGCACTTCTGGTCGCTGGTGACTTTCTGCGCCCAGTACTGGACGTTCGGCTTGCCCTGCCAGGCGGACGTGCGGAAGAACTTGAACATGTCGGGGTCGCGGGAGAACACGAACGACTCGCCGTCACCCTTGAAAATCAACGAACCTTGGACGGTGATCAGATCGAACCAGCCACACCCCGACTTCAACGGCTTCACCAGCGGTGGCCTCCACACCTCTCGCTGGAACCGGAGGTGCCGGTACAGGCCGTCGTCGTGGAGGACGGTCATCGTGTGGTTGACGGTGTCGCGGGCGAAACGCTCGGCGATCGTGTCGCTCATCAGAACCTCACCCTGCCGTGGATGTCGCGGGCATGGACGCGGGCACCGCTGTAGCTGACGTCCGCCGGTCGACCGCATCCGCTGCGGTGAAACAGGACCGGCGTCCCACCAGCCGCCGAGACTGCGTCAGCTGCGGCCAGGACCTCCTCCGGCGTGGTGCACACGACGTAGCTGCCGTCGCTGCTGCCGAAGATCAGGGCGATGACGTCGGGATCGGTGGGGGTGGCCATCAGGCACCGCCCGTCAGTGCCCGGCCGACGCGGGCGACCTCAGCCCGCTGATGCAACTCGTCCATCGCCGCCTGCACAACAGCCTGCTGCGTGCACAGGTGCACGACGTCCATCCCCGTCTCGTGCTGTGCCATCGCGTCGCGGGTGCGGGTGATGACGGCGTTCAGCTCGCTGGTGGTCAATGGCGCCAGGGGGCGGGTGAGGTCCTCCGCCAGTGCCTCAAGAAGAACAGAGGGGTCTGTGGTGATGTCGACTTCGGGCAGGAGGTCAGACACGACTCCGTTGACGCCATCTCGGCCGTAGAAGACAGGCATCAGGCACCTGCCACGGTCTGCTCGACGGCGACGGTACGCACGGGCCACTCGCGTTCGATCACCACGGCGGCGACCTCTTCCGGGGTGGCGCCTTCCTTGTGCTTGGTGTTGCGCAGCCAGCCCTCGAACTCGACAGCCCATGCTCGGTGCGCCTTCGCCTGCCACTCGTGCAACTCCGGCAACGTCATCCGGGCGATCACCGGGTACTTCTTGGCGACCTGCACCATGAGCCTCGCGGCGGCCACGGCGTCACCATCTGCGGTGTGCGCGTCGTCCTCGGTCAGCTCGACGCCGTAGACCTTGCAGACCATGCCGAGCTTCCGCTTACCGCGTCGGTAGCGGTCCACGGCGCGGTCGATGACGTACGGGTCGATCACCGGGCCGAGCTGGCCGAGGCCGTGGCCGTGGTGGCGGCGGAGTTCGGCGTCGAGCACGGAGAGGTCATAGAAGGCGTTGAAGGCCACCACTGGCGTGCCTTGTTCCCAGGCGACGCGGAGTTCGTCGTGGAGTGCCTCGCATACCTCGGCTGCGGGGCGGCCACAGGTGCGGGCGTGGGCGGTGCTGATGCCGTGCACGGCGGTGGCCTCGGCAGGAATGTCAATGCCGGGGTCTGCCAGGTAGCCCTGGGAGTCGATGGTGTCGTTGGGGATGTCGAGCCATGCGAGGGCGGCGGTCACGATCCGGGCCTCGGCGACGTTCGTTCCCGTGGTCTCGAGGTCCAGGGCGAGGACAGTGCCGTTCATCCAGTGCTTCACGTCGTTGGTCACGAGGAGTCTCTTCCGGGTCAGTTGTTGCAGCGCAGGTAGATGTGCATCTCGCCGCGCGGCAGGACGAAGTCTTCGAGGGCAGTCAGGTAGTCGCGCATCACCGGCACGGCCGGCGAGTCGGCGTTGGCGGGGTCCGCGACCCAGGCGCGGGCGGTGCGCAGCGCGTGCGGCACGGTGTGCGTGCGGCGGGCGATACGCCGGTTCGCGAAGTGCGCGCCCTTGCTGGGGAAGTAGAAGAGCCCCTGGGG